CACCACATCACGCGCGGTAATCATATATCACCACCATACTGTTCAGCCATGCGAGTCTTCACCTCGCGTGCCACGTCAATCCACGCATCGGCGTCAATCGTTTATTCTTAGACATTCCACATCTCCATTTATTCGAGTTAGACAATTGTAACTACCCCACCGGAACTGTCCGGTGGTGTGGTGATAGGGTGCCGCGCACCCTATCACCATAGTAAACAAAACTAGTATACTATTTCGCATTCTTTAGATTGCACTTACCGGTGCGTTGATTGCAGACCATTTCGACCGGTTTACAGGCGAGAATTTCATCTGCATCAGCATTCATACCACGCTTGAACGCTTCCACCGCGTCGAGGCGTTTACCAGTCTTAGCCTCGACGTATATCGTCTTGATGTCGCCACTATCGAGACGTGCCGCGTATGCACGGCAACCCCATAGCTGACCGACGATACCGATACCGAGAACGATAAGGGCATTAATAAAGGTTTTCATCTGTAGGACTCCTTAGTTGTCCCGACTTAATTGCCGGTGACACTGAAGTACCATTGCATTCACCATGCCACGCGTCGTGCTTGATTTAATTCGATTTGAGGCGTTTTCCCCTGTATAACTCGTTTACAGTGACTGCAAATTGTGTCAACTCATTTTGTTTATCTATAATACCGATAGGATCCAGCCAGGTCCTCTTGTATTCCCTCGTATTCCAAGGGGTGCAGAGCTTGCTCTGCACCCCGCCCACCCCAGGACCATGTGATAATGTTGGGCAAAAATTTTTTTCGCATTTTCCCGCCGCGCGCGGCGCGCTGCGTCATTATACAATGTTTGGCAAAATTCGTCAATCCATTGTTTATACAATGTATTTTATATAATCCAAAGTAAATAAATACATTGTAATATGTAATCCATTGTTCGCACCGCAAGCGGCGCACCGCGTTATTGTACAATGTTTGGCGAAATTTGTCAATCCATTGTTTATACAATGTATTTTATGCAAAATACATTGTTATTCGTGCCAATGTACTGAAATGTATATGAAACGATACAAAATTAAACAATGGATGCATTTGTATCGAAAAGTATATAAACAAGTTCAATCAATCTTGTTTACAAAAAATCGCAATGCGTCACAAAATTTCTCAATAATTTCGCACACTTGACGCGCCGCTCGTTTTATTGACAAACGATTCATTCCATGCTAGACTTAGTCTGTACGTCTGAATAGTACCCGGTACAATGGATATTATTTTTTTAAGAGGCTGTTCGCTTCTTAAAAAAATGAATATCCATTGTACCTCGTACTAGCAGACACGGACTAAGTCTAGGTCCAATAACCCCCCGCGTCATACGAATCCATTGTACTAATCTAAAATCCATTGTACTACTCCGCCGGAACTCTAAACAAAGGATAGTCAATGGTTACTAAGGAACAAGCTCAAGCTCTCACCTACCGCACAGAGCTTTACCACAAGACTCTCAAAGACTCCCGCAAGGCACCGCTTAGGGCACGGGTCAATGGTCAGTGCAAGACTTGGAAGACACGTCCAGACGAGTGGCAATTGCCTATGAAGCATGGTCTGCGCACCTGCTTCTACATTACTCAAAGCAACGCGCACGAGTGGAGCATTGAGCCATGAGATATAAGGCATTGGCTTATCAGGGAGTCTATTGGCTTAAGGACCTTGGCACCTTTGATACTTTCGACGAAGCTCAACAAGCGTTATTTGATAATGAAGAGAAGTATTGCGGACCTTTGGACTCTGAAGAGTACGAGATTAATCACGAAGCATATTGGTTTGATTCAAGAATAGAGGAGATTACAGATGTTAATTCTCAAGCTCCATAGTGACGCCGCCCATGGCTGGCTTAAGGTTCCGCACCCTATCGTTGAGCTACTCGGTATTGGTAAAGACATAACCTCATATAGCTATATGGATGTAAACTTTGCTTATTTAGAGGAGGACTGCGACGCGCATTTATTTGACGTAAGCATGAGAGAGAAGGGATTGGATTACGAGACTAAACAAATTTACGACGGCGAGCACTCGCCGATCAGAAGGAAGGACAGATACAAATGCTAGACACAACTAAGGCACTATTTAATCACGCAAGTAAGGACCAGACAAGGTACAGGCTTTGCGGAGTCTACTTCGATGGTGAGAAGCTGGTTGCTACCGATGGGCATAGGCTTATCGCCGTTGATGCGCACAAGAGTCACATCCCCATTGGTCAATTGAAGCCTGGTACAATTATGGAGGTTAAGGCTTGGAAGGTTGGTGGGATAAACCTAATTGATGGTCAATATCCACCTTGGAAGGAGCTAGTCTGCAAGCCTGACGATGCGGACAAGATCACCTTGACGCTTCCCTCATGGCTTGCAGACGTGAAGCGAAGCAAGGGACTACTGACTCCCATTGGTATTACAAAAGACGGTCATTTGAGCACTAACCCTAAAGCAGTAAAGGCTTGGTTTAACCCGCATTACCTTGGTGCTTATGCCAGAGAGGAGGTCAACGTCTATATTAAAGACAATACCGCCCCTATGTATATTGAACCTGTTAATAAACAAGACTGGTTTGCAGTCTTAATGCCTGTTGTGAGGAATTAAAATGGCTACATTTTATGGAACGATGAAAGCAGAAGGTAAGAAGTACAACACCAAGATAGGTAGGTCGCACATCACATCGCACACTAGAGGGTGGGACCATGGCATTGAAGTGACTTACCGGGTCCATGGCAAGACTGGCGCTGTGTGTGAGGTTTGGCAAACTGGTGGCAGCAATAACCCGGAGAGGAAGAAGCTCATTAAAACCATCAAGCTAAAAGACATATCGAAGCGTAGGCCCGGAAGTATGTACTACGGTCATGCGTTTGGCGGCGCGGAGGTAAAGTCATGAGCAGAGAGTATACCAACAAGCTGTTAGAAATGGTCGAGGGAGGATTGCTCGACTCATATACCGTCATCGTAGCTTGCGTAAATTACATGAGTGAAGACGAGGTCAAGGACATGATGGAAGCAAATGAGTTTGTAACCGATAGTGAAGAGGAGGAGTAAACAAAATGAAGCTAAATGCTAAAATCAAGAGTTACATCGACAAAGGTCTAACTCTCAAAGAGATCATCGAAAAGATGGAAGGTCCGGACGTGACAACAGGTATGATAACAGGCCGGTACTACCGGCTACGACCGAAGCCTCACCATGGTGTTCTTCCAAAGGCGCACAGACCGAAGCGTAAGAAGACCGCAATCGACGCTGTGCTGGACGCTGATATGAGTGATCGGGAGAAGGTGCGACTCATCAAATTGCTGCGTCAAGGTGGTGGAAGATGAGCATAACACCAAGGCAAAAGCTAAGGGATGAGTGTGAGGAGATGGTCAGGGAGATGCTCTACCGCTTCCCTGAGCTGATGAGTGACGAGGATGACGCGCCGATAGACGGTGCAGACTTTGTGGACCAATTCATTGGCCTGCTTTGGAAAGCTACGGAAGTCCGGCGGATGTACCGCATAAGTGACTGGGGGAAATAGTGGCGAGGTATCATTTCTCAAGCATGGTCACGGTTCCAGTCGTCATGCGGCTGACAGTAGAAGCCGAGAGTGAGGAGGAAGCACGGCTTAAAGCCATTGGTCCTGAAGACTCGGACAAATGGGAGTCGGCATTATGGGATGACGGAGAACCTTACATTCTATGGAGTGAAGCCGAGGGGCTTGATGATGTTGAGATAAAGAAGGGGTAAATATGTTAACTATACCTAAGGTAGAAGACCCGAAGACAAAAGAAGGAACAAGGGCAGATTTGCTCAAAGACGGCGAGGTAATCGCGGAGGGGCAATATGCTATAACCATGGCCGTTGCCGCTATTGTTCTCTCCCAATTGATGCCTGACCATAGTTGGATTGTCAGACATTACACCGTTGGCGAGAACAAGCCCACGGCTAAGGAGAAAAGAGCGATGCAAATAGAGCGCGAGATCGCGCAGATTGAGAAGGAGGAGCAAGGCGAGGTAGAGCCAGTTTACAACACTCACGAGGAGCACTTGGACGCGCTCTTTGAGGAGCTAAAGCGCAAGAAGGAGGGACGTAATGCGGTACAAGAATAGATACGACAATGGTCTGTTCATTAACTTGAGCGTTGCCATACCTAAGCCGGTGTTTGACGTGCTGGCTAAGATTGCGGAGGAGACCGACAGGCCGAAGTCATGGCTCATCATCTCCGCCATTTGCAATGAGATAGAGCAGTCGAGTAAACCGTTTGAGTATAGCATGAGCTTACCCAAAGATGAGCCTTTCGATGAGCTGGAACATACGGAGAATGCCAAGAAGATCAGCGCGTTTTTTATCAAGCATTTTCAGCATGCCACCATTGCCAAGATACACTTGGTTATGTTGCGCGAGATCATCGGCATACCGGACAAGAAGGAATTCCTGCAAGCCTATAAGACCCTGATCTTTATTGGTAAGCTGCAAGAGGTTGCCATGGTGTCGAAGTACAACGAGAAGCCCATGGGCGTCGGTGTGCGCCTGGTATCGCTCCCACACGAAAGGAAGCTCAAGCAGATCAGACGGCATGAGGCTAAGAAGCGCATTGCAGAGAGACACATTCAACGCATAAGTGAAGACTTGAAAGGGATTGACGAATGACAAAGGAACAATTGAAAGACTGGATTGTAAACCACGGCATGACCAATGACCAATTCGCCCGGTTTATCGGCGTGACTCAATCGTGCGTGATGCACTGGCTCTTTGGTCGAAGGAGCATTCCCATTACCGCTCAAAGGGTCATGCGGCTCATTGACCGCTATCCGGAGATGCAAGAGGAGTTTGGCAAATGATCGCGTCATTCATTGCCCGGCTTAGGGGAAGGTCCGGGCAATGGCCCGCGCTCCGCAAGGCATGGTTAGCGGAGCATCCCTACTGCGCGGTCTGTGGTGGGTCTAAAAAGCTAGAGGCTCATCACATTGTCCCGGTCCATCGGGCTGCGGGTAAGGCGGCAGAGCTTGACCCTGGTAATCTCATCACCCTTTGTCGGACTCATCATTTTTGGTTCGGGCATTTGGGCGACTTCTCTAGCTTTAACCTTCACATTGAGAGGGATGCGGCAGTATGGGCCGAGAAGATCAGAACAAGACCATAATCAAGGGCTGGCGGGCTTTGGAGGACCTGGTAGGCTTAAAATCCCACTACATCAAGCGGGCCATGGGGCTTTACGGCTTCCCTAAGCCCGTCTGGGGCTTCACTCCGCACGCTGACGGCAGCGGCAGGGGAACACCGGCCAGGGTGTGGGATAGGGCAGCCGTGGAGCAATGGCTTGTTGATGCTCGGGGCGACGGGCGAGGGGGGTTTTACTGCTCCCGCCCGTCTGACCCTGTGATGACAAACACTTTGCCGCCTGAGACTTGATCGGGGTTTGCAACCGACTTCACAAACTCGCCCATGTGGCCATCAATACTCAAGATAGAGACCGCACGTTTGACCCGCTCCGCTGAGAGCGGGTCGCCGCAGGCTTTGAAGTGGGCGATGAGGAAATTCTGATTCGGGAATTTGTTCTCTTGCCGCTTCTCTTTGATGACACCAAAGACTCGCTCAATGTCAGAGAGCTTTTCTTCTTCTTCCCGCGCCTTGGCTTCGGACAACGCTTTCCTGGCAAAAAGGAAGCCGTCGCGCACGATGAGAAACGGCTTGTTGTAGAGAGGAGAGCCATCGGAAAACTTGTTCACGTTGCACATCATGGCGGATTGCTTATCGCCCAAGGTTGCGCCACCTGTAAGCTCCGCGTACTCATCATCGAACACTGGCCGCAAGGCCCGCGATACCCTGGCGTGAGACGGAAGTCCTGTGCCGCCCCGGCCTGCAAATTGGGTCATGTCTTTTTGTCCGGAGGAGACTTTACCCATGTGGTTGATGAGATGAACGCAAGCGCCGGATTGATGGACAAGCTCCGCGCATAGTTTAGTGACGGCCTTGGCCATGTCATTGAGCGCAGCTTCCGAACCCCAGAACGAGGAGATCGGATCAAGCACAATGAGCTTTGGTCTTATGTCCTCGACGGCTTCAAGCATTTTGCGAAGCGCATCCATGTTGGGATGTAGGAAGCCGTTTCGATCTTTGACAACCAAACAAAGGTCCGGATCTTTCTTGACCACAATGGAGTCGAGAACCCGGTTCACTTCCTCGTTGTACCTTGGGTCATCAAGGAGTCCCAATTGCCGGAGGATTTGACCTATGATGGCTGCAATCTTCTCCGCTGTGTCCTCGCCGGTAATGAAGAGTGTTCTCCCTGGAGTGATGCAGCGGAAGCCGAGGAACCGCTCGCCCAATGCCAGGCAAACCGCCTCATAGACTGCGAGGGTGGTCTTACCAGTGCCGCCGTCTGCGGTGGTCAGGGTGATGTCCTCGGTGGACCAATGCTCAAAGAGCTGGGGTTTACGGAGCTTTGACGTGTCCATGATCGCCTCTCTTGTCAGTCTCGGCGGCGTCCACCGGGCAATGGTCGGCGGCGGCGGGATGGAGATGACAGGTTGAGGCGGTGCGTTGTCAAAGGGAGAGGTCAGCGGATGCCGGAGACCACCGTCAATACCGGAGCGGATGGTGGCGATGGCCTCAGGACGCGGCTTATTGCGCTCTAGCGCAGCCGTCAGCAGCCCCGCCTCTGCGTATGCCCTGGATACTGAGCCTGCGGCCACGAGCTGCCCAAGGCGGTAGGATTGGACGTTAAGGACGTTGTTCGACTCGCCTGCCGGCGCTTCGCGGATGGCCGTCAATGCCTCTTCCACGACGCGCATAGCTACCTCGCCGCTGACACTCGCCGGGACTCCGGACGTGTCGGGGTCTGCTTTTAGGCTTGCGTCGAGAAGCCACGAGGGAGCGTCGGCAATGGGTCGCTCGTCGGCTCCGTAGTAGACGATGTAACCACCCTCCGCCCGGATGTCGAGACCGGGGAGGAATTTGACCCGGTTGCCATAGTGCCGGCCATCGGTCGGAAGTCGGAAGATGTAATGCCGACCACCGCTTGGTGTCGCTTGCGCCTTGGTTTCCGGGAAAGCCGGAAGCTGTTTGAGTGTCTCATATCCGTTCCCTTTCATGTCTACGTCGAGCACGATAATGCCGTTGACGGTGCCAGTTGGAAGGCACCAATGCTTTATGCCGTCGCCGAAGTGAGCTTTCCACTCGGCTATTTTCGCCGGGTCTTTACTGCATTCTGTTTTCCACCGCACCAAGGGCCGGTCCTTAGCCGCGGCGGGGAAAAGATTGAATTGCATTACCGCCCCAAGATCGCCCGGAAGGATTCCCAACTATTCGCAAAGCCCGCAATCCCGCCCTTGGCTTTAACCCAGTCAATGAAAGCCCGCTGTGCTTTCTCTCGCTTGTCGGTGGGCGATGGCTTCCAGTCTTTCTTTTTACACTCGATGGCGGTGAAGATGGCGAAGGTCTTACCCACGTCTTCCGGAGCAATGACCTTGGTTGTGAAGCCGATGAGGTCGGACGACTTGATGCGACTGCTGACCGCTTTTGAGTCATTGTTGAGACCAAAGCGCACAAGCCGCCCGGACTCATCCTTGAAAGCTCCGCTGTTGTTGCGCATGAGAATGGAACCAAAGGTTGGAGCATTTGCTCTAATGTAATCTTGGATGTCCGACTCATTCATCGAATACCTTCCTCGTTAAGACGTTCAATCATTTGTTGCATGGCTGCTCTCGGTTCTCCGAGTTTCTCTGTGATAGTACCGTCGAAATCGAGATAGAATTTCTTGTGGATCATGCGGTCGGTGAGTCCGGTTTGACGTTGTCTTCCCGCCCACTTCGCAATGAGATGGACCAATTGCTTCTGGGTCTCGATGCGTTTCTGGTGGTCCTTCATGGCCTTCTGTGCCGCCGCCGGCCCCGCCGCCATGCCTACCCGCTTGGCCACAATAGCGGGGTCATCGAGCTGTGCTTTCAATTCAAGCTCGTGCAGCGTCTCCGGGTCGATAAGCTCGAGGTCTCCGTCCACCATGACAGGAGGAGTCCGACCACCGTTCTCGCCCCTTGACTGCGTGATCGCCTCAGTACCACACCAAGGGCACTCAGTTAGAAGCCGGTCATAGGGAGAGTTACATTCTATGTTCGAGCAGATGCGAATGAAGTTAGTCTTCTCCGTTCGCTTGGTGTAGCGGTCGAGGGTCCAGGATCTTGTGGAGTCGGGGAGTCCATGCCTGGTGACGTTGCCCACATGGTCGATCAAAATAAGATGAGGCTTGTCATCCGCGGTTCTTAAACCCCGGCCGACCATTTGCAAAAATTTACTCAAGCTCATGGTGGGCCTGGCCATGATGACACACTCAATTCCCGGCACGTCGAGACCCTCGTCAAAGAGGTCCACGTTGATGAGCACCTTGATCTTCTTAGCTCTGAAGTCGAGCATCCCCTCAAGCCTCTCCTTGTCGCTGCTCTCCCCGGTCAAGGTGATGGCTTTGATGCCAGCGTCGTTATAGCGCCTCTCCATGAGCCGTGCGGTGGCGATGTCGGTGGCGAAGAGGATCGCTTGCTTTCCATTAGCGAAGCGTTGGTAGTTTGTCACCACGTCGCCGACGATGTGTGACTTCTTAGAAGCCGCGGCCATGGCTTCCTTCGAGTAGTCGGAGTTAGCGCCTGCTCGCTTTAGAAATTGTTGATAGTCGGAGGGTGGGATGGCAATTTTATATCGGCATAGGTAACCATTTTCGATGAGCCATCGAGTGCCGGGACCTTCGACAAGCGTATCGAATATCCCATCGGCATGTCGTCCGAGACCTTTTTTATCCAGTCGGCGAGGTGTAGCGGTAACTCCAAGTGCGACGGCATTAGGAAAATAATCGAAAGCTCGTCCCCATTTGTTTTCTTTGAGCACATGCGCTGCTTCGTCAATAATGGCCAGACGAATCTTCTGGGTCCAGTTTTGGTGGTGTTTGATGCGCGCATGGAGCGTGTCCACTGATAGTACAGAAATAGGAGAGTGATAGTCGTAATACTGACGCCCAAGAACACGTCGATGAGCGGCCACAATGCCGAGGATTGTTGGTCGAGGGGCGATGATGTTGTGAACAAGTCCTTCCTCCGCAAGTGTTAAACTAATTTGCTGTACCAGTTCCTTCCTGTGTACCATGATGGCAGTAGGAAGAGAGCGTGTCGAGTCGAATGCTTGCTCCTTAGCAATAGCGCAGAAGGTCCGGGTGTTGTGAGTAACGGTAAAATCACCGAGCAAAAATCTACCGTCTCCGTCTAGTTCAAAACCGTAATACTCGCCTTCACCCAAAGACGCCACTGAGAATCCGGTTTTTAGAACGTCCTTTTTCTGAAGTCTCGGCGCAGCTTTTTTTCTGTTCACTTTGCAAGGGATGCGGTTGACGTTTCCGCTAATACTTATGCGATAATATTCACCACTAAACCCGCTTGATTTAATTGTCGCAGTTTTCCTTCTGGAATATGCCGCGAAACCTAGACTTCTGGCCAGGAAAAGAATGTCCCTATTCAATGAATCATATTTAGTTGTGATTTCATAAAAACCATTATGGAGATGTCCGTCTCCGTCAAGTAACCCGGCCAATAATTCAAGTCTAGTTGTCTCGTCGTTTATCAGATAGTCTCTCGGTATCCATCTGTCGTCTTGATTGCAGCAAGATTGCGCCAATCTTTTCATTTTGTTTTTGTACCAAGCACGAATATGATCGGAGAAGTAAAGCATGGCGCATCCTCTTCCTCCTTGAACAGTTATTTTCATCCCGTTTATTTTTGCCCATTCCACCAAGTAAAAGATGATCGCCATGTCTGGGGTGGTAATACAAGGCTGGTCCCATGTACCTTCAGCTAGATAAAGACCTACGAGGTACGGATCGAAAGACCTCGGTCGTGAAGGGAAATTTACTCCGGTTCTGAATTGCTTGAAGATGTGTTTGAACCAATTCGTTTCTTTCAGATATTTGTCGAGAGGTATATCTATTATCGCACCGTTTTCTGTATGCTTTAGTGTCAGCATGTGGACATCGTTGCACACCCAAGGATCGCCCTTGATCGGGGTTATCTGAAATAATTCGGATTGACCGGATGTAGTCCCTAGTACGGTTCTCGGTTTGGAGTCTGGACCCATGAGTGAGTCGCCTACTTTTATTTCTTCGACTGACTTCACTTGTCCGTCATACATTAAAACCGGAGTCCCTTTGCCTAGACACTTCCCTCCGCCTGTTGGACAAACGGCCAGCACGTTCTTGAAGCCGGATTCCCATGCTTCATATATCTTCCGGCGAAGCTCTAACTGGTAGTCACGCAAAACTATTGCCATAGGTGAGTCAGGTTCCTATTCGTTTGTGAGAAACGTCAACTCGTGACGCTGAAAAAAATTGATTGATTGATTTATTTCTTTTCTCTTGATCTTTTATTCCACTGTGCTAGTCAAGATGAATTGACCGAAAGGAGAATACAATGTTTCGAGTCGCAGTTATGGCCAGGTCCATGAAGGAGTTGAGAGGTCAGCTCTTGGAGATGGCGAATGCAATTACGTTAGATACCGATGTGAAGCCCAGTCAACCCAAGGTTCAAGCGCCTGTCGCTGTGCCCAAAGTTGAGGCACCAGTTGTCGCACCTGTTCCGGTGCCGCCCGGTCCCGCGCCTGTCGCAAAAGGTAATGATTTCGGGGTCGATGCCAAGGGGATGCCGTGGGATGAGCGTATCCATTCCGCGACCCAAGGCTTCAATAAAGATGGCACATGGCGCTATCGCCGTGGCGTCGAGGATTCCATTATCGAGCAGATCGAAGCCGAGCTGCGGGGTCGCGTTGGTGGTGCTGTCGTGGCTGCGCCTGTAGCTCCGGCTGCTCCGGTGGCTCCTGTCCCAAACGTACCCGCGCAGCCCGCGTCTCCTGCGCCGGCTGCGGTTGCGACACCTACGGTCCCACAGACGGTCGCGCCGTCTACTGCTACGAGTGCGGCCCCGCCGCCGATGCCCGCCCCCTCGACATTGGCGGCGCATACGCCGGATACGTTCTTCGCCAACCTCGTCCCGACCCTGGCGGATCTGGTCAAGCAGGGTAAGCTCAACCAGCCTTACGTCCAGCAACTCGCGCAGCACTTCGGCGTCGATGAGATTTACAAGATCACCAAACCGCAAGCCGACGAGATGTTCGAGCAGTTCGTTCAGTACGGTATTTTGGTGAGGGCGTAATGGGGTCATCACGCATCTACAAAGCTCTGCGCAAGCAGGCGAACTACGACCCGAGCGAGGATACAATTGCTCGCCGGGTTTTTAAGAAGAACACGCAAGGCACGATGATGTGCGTGGGCGACCGTGCCTTGTACCGTGCTCTCAAGAAAGGATTGAAATAGATGGAAGTCCATTGCTCACAGCTTGCCCGCCCCATGGTGTGCGCGGGTTATCTGTCGTTCGAGGGTCTTGAGCGGCCACCGGCAGGGCAAGCCGCGGAGGAAGGAACAGCCGCGGCCGAGCTGCTCGAGCGCCTGCTTCTTAACCAAGAGATTCCGGATCAAGCTCGGAACGGCGTGTACTTCGACAACGATATGCACTTCTGGGTCAAGCCTATCGCTGACCAATTAAGGGAGGAGTCCGGTGGCGAAATCTCATGTGAACAACCAATCGACTGGCGAACAGATTCCGGCGTCTGGATTCGAGGTCGCTACGATGCTGCTTTCGTTCGGGAAGGAAGGTTGTACGTTGACGATCTCAAATACGGATGGGGAATCGTTGAGGTTCGAGAGAACTGGCAACTCATTGGATATGCAATCGGCGAGGTTATTCGTCGTAACATGGTGTTTGAGGAAATTGTTCTTCGTATCATCCAACCTCGTCCGCACCACGAAGACGGACCGATCAGAGAATGGCGACTGAGCTACAACGAACTGCTTGAGTATCGGAAGAAGATCGAAGAGCGGTTCGCCGCCATTGTCTCAGGTCTCAGCACTCTCGAGACGGGCAAGCATTGCAAGTATTGCGTTGCCGCGGGCGAAGCGTGTCCTGCTTTCAACCGTCTGTTCTATCGTGCGCTTGAGGTCTCAACTGAGTTCACTCAAGACAAGATCGACGAGACGGAACTGGCGCACCAGCTCGACCAAGTGAACCGAGCGCAAGAGGTCTTGAAGATCAAGCTCGACTCGCTGAATGAGCTGGCCACCAATCGCATGAAGGAAGGCAAGATCATCCCCGGCTACATCAAGGAGGAGCGTTACAGCGAGCGCAAATGGAAAGGTGGGATCACACCCGATGTCATCGAGACCTTGACTGGTAAGAAGGTGACGGAGACCGTCATGCTCTCGCCCGCCAAGGTGGAGAAGCTCGGTGTCCACAAGGACTTTGTGAACAAGTTGGTCGATAGGTACTTCCTTGGGACCAGACTTGTGAAGAAAGACCATGGTGGTGTGGCCGATAGGATCTTCGGAAAGGGTCCGCCGGCATGAGACTCAAGCGCCAAGCCAAAGTCGAGAAGAAGGAATTTCCCGAAGTGGTCGGTTGCTTGATTCACAACTCTCGAGTGGCGGAGACAGTTCACATCGCTCGGGAGAAGAAGGGTCCGCTGGCTGTGCGCTATGGGCTTTGCCGGGAGTGCGAGCTTGCGTACCAACAGGACAGGGAGAAGTTCGCTCCGTACCTGGATCGCATGTTGTGTAAGAGAATGAGAGAACTAGAAGACTTGCAAAAACTGTAGGAGGTAAAGCAATGTCAACGACTGAAGGTAAGTATGTTCTTGTTCAAGGTCGCATCGTGTGGGCGAGCGGCGACTTGTTCAAGGGCAAGAAGGTGACGGAATTCGGGACGCAAATCCTGAAGAAGAACGCACAAGGGGAAGACATCATTCAGTATGGCTTCGGTCTTGCCGTTCCCAAGGAAGCACTGACTCAAACCGGTCCCGGTCAGCCGGGCGAGATTTGGGCAGCGATGTACGAGGAAGCATTCAAGCTCTATCCCTCGCGCCAATTGCCGCCGAGCTTCGCTATGAAGTTCAAAGATGGCGATGGTATCGACGACCAAGGACGCCCGTTCAGCCAACGTGAAGGCTACGCTGGTCATATCGTGCTGGCCCTGACCACCAGCTTGCCGATCAAATGGTTCAAGTTTGAGAACGGCCAGAACGTCATGGTGAATGAGGGGATCAAATGCGGCGACTACGTCCAGGTCCAAGTCGGCGTCAAAGCCCACGGTGCTGTCGGCCAGGGTAAGCCGGGTCTGTACCTGAACCCGGTTGCTGTGCGCTTCCTCGGTTACGGTAAGGAGATTGTCAACGCTCCGTCTGGTAACGACATCTTCGGCAACCAAGCTCCGCCGCTACCCCCTGGTGCGTCGGCTACTCCGCTGGCTCCGGCTGCTGGCTTCCCGATGCAAGCCGCGGCCCCGGTCCCTGGCGCTCCGCAAGTGGCTCCGCCAATGCCTGGCGCTGCTTCGGTGCCCGCGGCTACTCCGCACTATGGAGTGTTGCCTCCGCAGCATCAGCCGCCCGCTGGCGGTGCTCCGATGCCGCCGGTAGCTGGCGGTATTCCTGCTCCGTTTTAGATGTTGGCATTGAACTAGCTATGGTCTGTTAGTTCACAGCTTGAGTCGAGAAGCTAACCGCCGGCCGGAGGCGTTCAAGCACCGGCACTTTTGAGGAGACGTGAGACATGAGTGAGCCGAATGAGCTATTTATCTACAAGGTCGATCATTGCGGTGAGATTTACGAGTGCGTGGAAAAAACCGAATACGATAACGCCATCAAGGATCGCGACTTCTGTAAAACCCAGTGGGACATGACCAGTAGTCGATGGCAGACGCGGTATATGAATCTTGCCACCGAGCGAAACGCGCTGAAGGCCGAGGTGGAGCGGTTGAAGGATGAAAAGCAACGCCACTATGAAGTGGCTTTATCCGCCGAGACTCGTCGAGACCTGCTGGCAAAAGAAAGAAACGAATTGCGCGCCGAAGTTGAGCGGCTCAAGGCCGAGGTGGAGCGGTTGAAGGTCGACAATCGCTTAGTATGCGAACTGCAAGACGCTGCCGTAAAGGACTACAACAAAGAGCGCGAGATCAACCGGGTGTTGGTGGAGGCGCTGGAGCGCTTTGCCAAAGCCAAACATTCCTATGGCGACAGCATGCAAATGGCCCGCGAAGCACTGGCGAAGGTCGAGGAGATGCGCAATGGAGGGTGAGACATGAGTGAGCCGAGAGAAGCCTGCACGGCTGATATGCCAACCGATGAGATAACTGCGACCAATGGGTGTGTTTACGTCCGCCAGACCATTTACGACGCGCTCAAGGCCGAGGTGGAGCGGCTAAAGCAATCACAGAAGGGCTATGCTCCCGGCATTTTACACGCGCTTGAGCGCGAGCGCGAGATCAACCGGGTGTTGGTGGAGGCGCTTAAAAGCTATGTCGATGGTCAGAGATGTCCTTACGCAAAAGAGACACTGGCGAAGGTCGAGGAGATGCGACAACCAAAGCCTACCTTTGGTCCTGACATTGGTGAAGATGGGGAGATATGGCAGGACTGATTCCTTACACTTATGACCTGGAGACGTTCTCGGATTGCTTTTTGTTTATCGGAAAGTTTCCGAAACGAAATTGCGAGGTGTATGAAATCTCCACGCGCAAGAACCAGCGCCAGGAGTTACTGCAACGGCTGTCGTACCTTCAAGCCCTTGGTGTCACCATGGTCGGTTACAATAACCTCGACTTCGACTATCCGATCATTCACAGCCTACTCCATGAGCCGTACATATTTGACGCCAACAAAGCCTACCACCTGGCTCAGGCCATCATTGGTGGTCAACGCTTCAACCGTCCGCAGATTCCATTCAAGGAGCGCATCCTTCCGCAGCTCGACTTGATGAAGCTCCACCACTTCGACAACACAGTGAAGTACACAAGCCTTAAGTCCCTTCAGTTCGCCATGCGCCTGCCGTCCGTCGAGGATCTGCCCTACGACCCGCACTCGCATTTGACCTCGGAGCAAATGGACAACCTTGTGGCTTATGGTTGTCACGACGTTGAGTCCACCGAGATGTTCCTCTACAAGTCCGAATCCATGATTAAGATGCGCCAGGACCTCATCGAGAGCGGCGTTCTCTTCGGTGATGTGCTGAACTACTCCGATGTCAAGATCGGCATTGAGTACCTTTGTAAGAAGATCGGAAGAAATAAGTGCTTCATCTCGGGGTCAAACCCCCGTCAAACGCTCCGTAGCCAGGTGACTTTCAAAGATATTGTGTTACCTAAGATCAACTTCAGAACGGAGCCGTACAGTTCGACGCTCGACTGGTTCAAGTCTCAAGTCGTCTACGCAGCCAAGGCTCAGAAACCTAAGCTCGAAGCTACTCTCTCTAATCTCGTTTTCCATTTTGGTGTTGGTGGAGTTCATGCTTCTGTTGAGTCTCGCGCCTTTAGAAGCACAGACGAGTATATCATCCGAGATGTTGACGTTGGCGGTATGTACCCTGCTATCGCCGTGGCTAACGGATTTGCTCCGGAACACCTTGGAGTGTCTTTCGTTCAAGCCTACCGACAGCTCAAGGTAGACAGAGACCGATACCCCAAAGGTGCGTCAATGAACCTGACTCTCAAGCTCGCCAACAATGGTGCGTTTGGGAACATGGGAAACCCCTACTCTTGGTTGTTCGATCTCAAGTGTCTTTACTCCATCACCATCAACGGTCAGCTCCAAATCCTTCAACTCGCTGAGATGCTTGCGAGTATCCCTGAGACACGACTTATCCAAGCCAATACTGATGGCATTACCCTCTACATGCGCCGTGATATGGAGCCGTTCTTCCTTATGTGGTGCGAGGAGTGGGAGAGGCAGACCAACCTCAAGCTCGAGCACAGTGTTTTTGAGAAGATGTGGATACGAGACGTGAACAATTACCTGGCGGTGGACACCAAGGGTAAGGTGAAGCGCAAGGGTGCCTACTGGTATCCGATCACAGACGAGGATTACCAAGGGTCGAGCGGGTCCAATTGGAACAAGGACTTCTCGAACCTCGTCGCACCAAAGGCCGCGGAGCTTTGCATGATTTATGGTTACTCCCCTAGTGAAGCTGTGCGAGTGTTCTCGAACCCCTTCGACTTCATGCTGCGCTATAAGACTCCGGCCGGGGCCAAGGTGTTCATCGGTGATGTCGAGCAGTCTCGCACCACTCGGTATTACGTCTCGCTCAAGGGTGAGAGAATGAAAAAGGTATCTATTCCCAAAGGGGAGATTGGCACATATAAGAGAGCCAACAAGATACCGGACGAGCTTTGGCAGAGAGTGATGCAGGAGATTCCGCCCGGTACTTGGGATTCCCGTGTACACACTAAAAACAAGTCGAAGTACACCGAGGTCACAACCGGCATTGAGAGCGGACGGCTGGTGAAGAATTGCAACCGTGCGAGTGACTTCGACTGGCGTGATTTGGACTGGAACTACTACGAAAAAGAAATCGAAAAGCTAGTCATTGGAGGCTAAGATGTTTTCCCCAGATGAGACCAAGGTACTGAAAATCCTCCGCAACCGTAAGATGACCATAGCGGCACTTGCGGATTTCTTCTACGATGGAAAGCACACACTCATCGAGCGCAACTACCTTGGCGGTGTCGTTCGCCGCATCAACCTCAAGTGCGAAGTGAACAGGCTTCCATGGACGTTGAAGGGTGAGGGTGGTGGTCGCAAGGGTCGAGTGATTTGGAAGGGGAAGAGAAGATGAGGTTCACTTATTTGTTCTTCACTGGCGCGTCGGTGGGATTTGCGCTTGCCTTAGTCTCAGTTGCGATTATGAAATTGGTCATCGAATGGATTCCGAAATGAGGGAGGGATAATGAAAGTAAACTTACAGAAACCAAGCATTGGCCGCATTGTATGGTACATGCGGTATGGATCTCCGGGTGGTGAGCACAAGCCGGAGCCGAGTCCTGCGATCATCACGCAGGTCTACGATGAAGCCACAGGAGAGTGTCAGTTGTTTGTGATGAACCCGAACGGGACATATCACAATCGCACTCCTTACTCCGACGAACTCAAACCCGGCCATTGGTCTTGGCCTCCGAGGGTCTAATGAACGGCACAGTTCAATTCGTCAGTCTCGAGAGCGAGCATGAAGGGAAGAAGGTCTTCTCTCCCGCCATCTTGTTTGTTGGTGGCATGGGTGAGAAGATTCCTCAAGTCGTGTTCCATTCCAATATCGAGTTCGAGAGCATGGAAGACTCTGAAACTTTCACGCAATTCGTTCACGACATTTTGATGAGCAAAGGCGTGACCCTGACGGAGATGAAAGTAACCCCTCCGTCCGATCTAAATTAAAGCAAGAGGAAATCTCATGGCTGAGATGTTGCCCTTTTTCTGGTTCGTTCTTTTGATCCTGGTCCTACTTTGGATCAATCGAGAATTGCAGGGTTGAACCAGCACTTATTCCGCGGAAGACCATCCGTCGCCCCGAGCATCTCATTGAGACGGCATTGAGCGGGAGGATGGTCTTTCATTACTCCATTGTACGGCGGCAGTTTTGGACCGGGGATTGTAGGCGGATCCTCGGAACCCATGGCCGCCAATACTTTGGACAGCATTAAGCCCGCCGCCCGGTGCGTGGCCCGACTGTACCCGATGCTCCTCATGCAGCGCGCAAAAGCCCAATGGTCAGCCTGACCCTCGACACTCATCGGCTCACCAGGGTAGCGGGGAGACCCGCCCAAGGAGTGCCCTAGCTCGTGGCAGGTAACCGCAGCGTAGGCACTGACTGCATTCATGCCGGGATACCGGGCAAGCCCGCCATAGGCCGCTATGATGATCCTATTGCCCTCCTGCCAAGTCTCCGCGTTCACCGTAGAGTCAGACCACAGCCGCCGGATCTCGAGCTTCCAGCCGTTCTTGGAGAGGTTCGGGGCGTAGGCCCGGTAAACCATGTCCAAGGCTTTGTCGTAGGATTGGCGTTGTAATGCGTCGGCAACCGGGTCGAGGTCCGGGTAAATCTTCATGTCGTTGAGCGGACCAAAGGTCGCCGCGGCAGCGGGGATACAGACCAGGGTTATCAGTATGCAGAGTATGCGCATAACTTACCTCCTGCGGCGCAGCCGCATAAATATGCGATATGGGGCACTGTCCGGCATTGATGTGAACGCTCCGCCCGGTGGCGGAAAATACCAGGCGTTGTAATAGCGAAGCGGGTAGAACCGATGAGCGAAGTAACCTTTGCCCGGCGTGACGACAGGTGTGGCGCTGGTGAAGTAACGAGGGGCAAAATACCTGGCAGCAAAGTACCTCCCGGCAAACATTAAGTTACGTCGTGAACGACTGCTGTTCTATTACCGTCAGTGTCCACGGTCGCCGTGATGCGGTTCTTGGTGTCGGTAGCATCTCGGATGGTGACTGTCGTGGTGGCCGCACCGGAGAGCTTACCGGCGAGAGCAGCAAGCATGAGCCGCATGGACTGCTTGAGCGTGTAGCCCGTCTCAATGGCTTCCGCCACAACCGCCGCGGCAACGGTGCTCGCCGATGGGATGTCTCCCGTCGCAGCCGGAGCTGCCGGCAAGTTGTCAGTCTTGGCTTTGATCGCTGCGATCTCGGTGTCGAGGAAGTCGTCGATGGTGTCGAGCTTGGTGTTTACAGTTGTAAACGAGGAGGCGATGTCGCTAGCATCCGCGGGGTCCGCGGGTAAGTTGTCGGTCTTGGCTTTGATGGCTGCGATCTCGGTGTCGAGATACGCGGCGATGTCATCGGGTAGCGCGACCATGACCTGGCCAACCCTCGTATCGAGCGGGTCGGCACCTGTTCCGGTAACGTGCAAAGCCAAGTCACCAATGGTGTCGGTATGACTTGTCGTCAACGCCAGCTTGTACCAACCGTTCACAAGTTCGGTGACGGTGGGTGTGATGCTGGCAAACGCCGCTGCCGCTTTCGATGCCGTAATGGTAAGCGTGAGACCTGTCTTGCCGGTGATATGGTCGGCCGAGTCGGTCATAAAAATCACGATGTCTACGGCTGTGCTTTGCTTCAGAAGTCTCATGCTGCCCTTCTTGCCGGACCATAGCCGCCATTGGATTGAACCACGTCAACGTAGGCTGAACGGCTCGCACCGTTGAGTGAGCCGGAACCGCTCGTGAGAGTGACGCTGGTCGGGTCGATGATGCTGTCCCAGATCACGAACTCTTCGATTTTGATGCGCGTCTGGTTCTGCGCGCTTGAGTTCTGAATACCGAGTCCGATCATGGTGCCGATACTGCTCGACAGCGACGAGCGCGTGGCCGACGTGTTGCTTGTCACCACGAGCGAACCATCACGGTAGGTCTTCACGGCACTAGTCGTGAGTGAGCCGTCAATCAAGTACACGATGTCATAGTACGTCGCGGTCGTGTAGGCATAGGTGTAGGTCTGGTTCAGGAGTGAAGCTCCGGTATCCTTCTGCGCGACGGTGGCAACGATGGTACCCGCACCAGAAGCCCGCGCCTGATTCGCCCAGTGCGAACCCATGCCGCCAGCGTAGAACATCTGAAGTGCATTGGTCGTGTCACCGAACGCGCACCTGATGAGAATGGACATCTGTTGTCCCGTGGGCAGATTGCCTTGGCCGGGATATATCAGCGCCCGTTGACCAAAGGAACTCTGATCCAAGTTGAGGATGCTGCCACCAATGGTACCGCCGACCGAGTCAACGGTGACGGTACCGATCTCCGCTGCCACGCCCATGCCACGCGAGTAATACGCCTGCTTGGATGTTCCGCGAACAGCGAAGACAACGGCCACCTACTTGAACCTTTCCTTGATGGCGGCGATCTGCTCTTCCAGCTCTTTGAGCTGCGCTTCCTTCGCCGTGATCTCGGAGTCGAGAACCATGACCTTGTCGCTCATGGCTTTCACTTCCTTCTCGGCCTCCGCGTAAAGCTCCTCCGCCTTGGCTTTGGTTTGAGCGGCGATGGCGTCGGCGGAAACAACCAGCTCCTCACCCTTCGCCATGGCTTCCTTGACGATGGCGGAAGCATCACTGTTGGCGGCGCGGAGGATTTGCGCACCTTCAGCTTTTACACTCTCGAGGTTGCGACCCATCTCTTCAAGCTCCGCGGCCTTCTTCTTCTCCTCGTCGAGCATGAGAGCCATTCGACCCTCGGCCTCTTTCATGGCTTGCTCGAGAGAACCCAAACGCTCCAGATCCTCGGCCACAGCCAAGAACCCTTTGTACATGCGGCCGAACTTTTTGATGTCTTCGACAGCTTTTTGCTTCGTGTTCATGTTTTACCCCTTGCTCGCCATCACGGTGACTGTGAGGCTGGTTGTGCCGTCTCCGGCGGTGACTCGCGGGCGAATGTAGCGAGTGAGTTCCATGATCTGCTCGACCTTCGCCGTCGTGATGTCGAGAGCGTTACCCTGCGGGTCAGTCAGCGCGGCATAGTTGGTGCCGTCGTTCGACCCTTCCAGGCGCACAGAACCGCCCGCACCAAAGGTACCGGTGACTTGCACCGAGCGGTCAGCGTATCCAGGATTTTCAATCGGCGTTCCGACATCAGACCCGGAGTTGGTCATCGGCGTCCATTGAGCGACGAATGCTTGGTTGCCGAAGCCTCCGATTGTCGTCTTCGCAACTGTAATTGTGGCCATCTCTAGGCTCCTTCAGTGAGGTAAAGTTTTCCGTTCACAGACTCTTTGACAACCGAGACCCGACCCTTCGGCATGATGCTGAATATCTCAGGGTGGTTGGCGGGGAGGAAGATGCTCAACCCGTCGCTTGTCGCTTCCGGATGAATGCCGATGGCGATGAAGCAATCCGTTGTGGCGATCACCCGGACCTTGGTCGTGTCATCGCCCATGGGACGACTCAAGGTCGGACCCTTGTCGTACTCGACCACATGGCTGTCACCACGCGGAGAAGCCAGGCTTGCTGAGAAATCAATCAGTGACTTTTTATCCATGGGACTCCCGTCTCCCCGATGATAAGGCGGGCGCATCGCGCCATCAATAAAAAAGGGGTCTCTATGAGAGACCCCTTCTCGGTAAGACCCAGAACAGGGACTTACGGAACGTCTTCGGCCGTCAGCTCGACGATGACCGCTTTACCGGAGACGACTTGGAACTCGATCTCACCGATCAGTTCTTCCACGCCATCCGGGGTCATGTCGGCGTCGGCGACCACTTGCACCTTGAACACGCCAAGGGGAGCGGCGTCGAGAACGACCATCTCGCAGCTCAGGCCATCAGCGGCCGGGGCGAGAGAGACAGCGCCTTCGACATTGGCCTGCCATTTGGGAGCGCCATCAACCACAGCATCGCGGCCGGCGGCATCTTTGTACTTCACTTTCAGGAGCTTTTTCATTCCGCTCTTGATAGCTTCCATTTTGGGTAACCTCACTTCCCGCCGGTCAATTACTTCATAGAACTCGACACTCACGGCCTTGCCTGGCGGGGGTGTGGCTTGGACGAGCTTGCCGAGTTTGTCATCAATGTTCTGAAGAAGCCCGAATAGAGCTTCTATGTCGCGACTATTCATCCTCTCACACTAACTCCAGATGAGGTAAATCCCACCCTATAAACCGGACCTTAATCCCGAGACGGTCTGCTGTTTTCTGAAACACTTTGCGCATCTCGTAGAACCTGGCGCGGGCTTCCCAGTTGATGGGCATGGGACAAGCGTCGAAGGCCATAGCCGGAGTCTTGTTGTGTTTGGACTTTGGCCAACGGAGTTTTGACTTGCCTTCGCGGTAGGCGCGGTTCTGTTCGGCCTCGCCGCGGAAGCCGCAGATCACAACGAAGTCGAACTCCTTGATCGCCTCATGTGCGATCTTCTGAAGGTCGGGATGACATTGCTCGAGATTCTTCAGGCTGCGCGGACTGAGCTTCATTTTTCCTCCAGAGAGGGTTTTAGTCTGTGTAATTTTTTGGCGTTTGACAAGTGTTGCAGGACCTCTTCCATACAAGCCTTATCATTCTGACACACCTTCTCCATGATGTCCTCGTAGTCCCTTTGTCCAGGGTCTTTGAGCTTCTCTTCCACCTTGGCTTTGAGCCATTTGCGTCTCTCCTCTTTGGCTTGGTCGGCCACCTGGCGGATGCGCGCCATGGTCTTTTTGATCTCCTGGCGCGTAACATAATCGCACAGCTTCGAGGTCTCGCAGAACTGGTCGATGGCTGTCTCGGTGTCGTTGAAGCCCTCGGCGTCCATGCACAAGTAGCCGATGCGTTCCACGTCCCATTGCTCCTTGGGGATGTCGCGCTTTTGCTCAGTGAGGGTGTGAGCGCAATGAGCACCGAACGGACCAAGGTCTCCGCACACTTCCTTGTTGTAGATTTTCGTTCGAGGGATGGCGGAGCAGCTACTTAGAGCGATTAACCAACCGATCAATAGCTTTCTTGGCATTCTCCAAATCCTCCGGCTTCATGTAGAAGATGAGTTCCCTAATGGCTCTCTCGTAGTCGTCTCGTCGCAAGTTATTCTGGAAGCGGATCACAAGTACCGCGGTGTAATTGTATGCTCTCTCGTCGATCACGGCCGCTATGGTTTGAACAAGCCATTTGAAAAGGGACCGGATGACAGGGAGACCAAGCCAGGGGAATTTGGCTGTGGCGGCGGTTATGGCGAACTCCACTCCCAAGCCTTTGATGAGTGCGTCGAGTACAATTTTGATTACACTCAGCACTCGATTGTCAGGCTTCGGGAGTGGAACGTCCTCGGTCGCCATTACGCCATTTGCATGATGCTGGCTTTGAGCACAGCCAAGACTGCGTCATCCAGCGTTCCGGGGATGGCGGCAGACAGCTTGTCGAAGAAGTACGAAGCGTCTTCCGACACGCTCATCATCACTTCACCGCTCGCATGCTTGTGCGAGACTGCAACCAAGAGCTTACCCTTGACGATGCTGATGGTAACGTGGCCTTCCGTACCGAGGGGTTGCTTGACTAATTCCATGTCACACTCCTTTTAATTCGAGTCTTTCGACCCGATGGTTTACTGCTTCAAGATCGGACTTCACTTGTCCGATGCGGTTTGCTTGCTCTTTGAGATCATTCTTCACGGTCTCTCTGAGTTCTCTGACCTCTGCCGCCACATCTCTCACGGCTTTCTCCATGTCATGGAAGTGACCGGAGACCTTACGACCCATGACTTGCCAAACAACTCCCACGATGACGAGCTTACTTGTCAGATCCGCTTGCGCTGCTTTGGACAAGAAGCCAATCACATGGTTGAGTTCGACAAAATCCACTATTGACCTGCCATCTCTTCGCACAAGTCTTTGAGTAGACCAGTGGCCGAAGTGCAGCCGGACTTGATACGGTCCCGGCGCGACTTCGCCGATGTCTGCTTCGCCTTCTCGGACGCGATCCGGTTCGCATCAACCACGGCGTCGGCTTCCATCTTAGCGATCTCAGCTTCAGTCAGACAGATTTTCTTGTTGCTGACAATCTTGTTAGGGCACTCCTGCGCCAAAGCCAAGGACGCAACAAACAAAAAATACATCATGGTGTCTCCCGTAGTCCGTAAATTCTGAACCTGGCGTGTGCGATGTTGCCGGACGAAAAAGCGAACTTGATGCCGGTGATCGCACCCGTTCCACCGTCCCAAGTGCCGCCAGCTTTGCCGAGAACAAACGACGGCGTGCCAGAATAGTGACCAACGTCGCAGTAAAGCGTCTTGTATGTTGAATACTTCTGGTTAGCTGGATCAGACAAGTGACAGAAGTAATCCCCTTGTTCGCCCCCCACGTTTCCGTGTGTGTTCAACTCGATCTCGGTGTCGCTTGCAGATCCAGTGGGGGTTGCAACCCCGCCGTCTGCCGACGAGAAGCGCGCGTGTCGATACGACGTTGCCTTCCACGTTGCACCCGCATCATCCGAGAACGTGACAAGTAATTGCGCACCGTCTGTCTGTGGCTCAAGCGAACTGATGACGATAATGTAGTGCTCATAACTCGACGTGAGTTCAGACGTGAACGACACGCTTGCCGTGCTCGTCGCTGTCGTCTCCGCAAGCAGAACCATACCGGATGCAGCACTTGCGGCCGACCATGTCGGTACGCCTCCGGACACAGTCAGCACGTTGCTTGCGCTTCCAATCGGCAGCTTCGCAAGCGTGTTCGAACCACTCGCGTAAAGCAGATCACCCGTGGTCCAACTCGATTGTCCCGTGCCGCCATTGGCGTACCCGAGCGCGCCCGTCACGGCCGCTGCTTGCGCCAGGTTGACAGCACCGTAGCCAGGGTTTGCTGCGCCCATGGTGAGCACTTGGTATTGAGAGCCAGCAGCAAGAGAGCTTGGAGCAACCCCTGCACCGCCGCCGATGACGAGCTGACTTGCCGTCAAAGCACCAGAGGAGGCGAGAGTCCCTGAGGCTGTGAAAGCCAGCACACCGCCCGAGGTACCGCTTGAAAGTCCAGTACCACCATTGGCGACCGCCACTTGACCGGAGCTGACCGCGCTGGCTGGGATGTTGCTCAAGGTGTTGGTTGAGCCGCTGATGCTCTTGTTGGTCAGTGTGTCCGTCGTAGCGCGACCAACGAGGGTGTCAGTCGAGGTCGGAAGGGTTAAGACTCCGGCTCCGTTTTTGAGGAACTGAGCGATGACAGTCCGGCTACTCGATGGGCCAGCGATGGCCACGAGTGAGGCAAAGCCCAAGCTCAAGATGATCCAAATTTTACGAGACATTACGCTCTCCTGTAGACTTCAGTCCAGTTGGTGCCATCCCAGAACAAAGCCAGCGTGTCGTCGGCTTCAAGGGTGCAGTCACCATTCAATGACAAACCGTTCCCGTTGACTAGAGTCAAAGTGTTGGTGTCGTTCCGACCGATGAGGAGGAGTTGCGATCCAACGGTGGTGCCGGCGTTGATCTGCGGGTTAGCCGAGATAGTAACCGCTCCGCCTGAGCCTTGGACGAAGTGAGCCTCACGCCCGTAGGCGTTGTAGGTGATACCCGTGCCGGCGACGATGTCTTGAGGCGTACCCCTGCTACCATAGACAGTGTACCCGGAAGCGGCAGCCGCCGCACTAGCCGCTGCCGCAGCCGCGGATGCCGCCGCAGCCGCCGCGGAAGCCGTAGCCGCCGCGGAGCTTGCGGCAGCAGCGGCCTCACTCGCAGCCGCGGCAACGCCCGCGTCAATGGCTGACTGGATGTCGGGGAAGGTAGGACCAAGGGCCAGACCATCCCCATCAGCATTGACGCCGATGACAGCCTCAGGGTTTGACGCCATGTCCAAGGGGAGGGTGATGTCGAAGTCGTCAGGGTCGTCCACGTCGTCGAGCTTCACCGAGCGGGTCGTCTGGTAGGTCAGACGTTGGACAGCGCCAGCAATGCGATCCAGGGCCATCTCAAGCGCCCTGAGGGTGAAGCTAGAGAGGTTGTTGAACACCGAGGGTTGCGTCGGCTCGTCGTTGGCCAGGAGGAAGGTAATGGTGTAGTCGGTGTCCAGGGGGTCAACGAGATAGACCGTACCCTCGCCGTTGATCGGGTCGAAGTCCACACTCGAGATGTAGGTCGTGTCGTCGCCGCGGACCTTCCAGACCTCATCACCTGCGGTGTCTTGGCAAAGGATCAAGAGCTGCGTCAACTCTTCGATTTTGAAGTCGAAGGTGAAGCTGTCCAAGGACCCATCGCCGACCCATTGTTCTTTTACGTTGTAGGTATCGCGTGACATAACCTATCCTCTTTACTTGGTGTCCTTTTTGTCAATCAACGGGCGCACGAACTGGTCCAAATCCTCAACAGCCTTTTTCTCTTCCTCGGTCGCATCCGGAGGAGTGTATTCCTTCCAGTTGTCGATCATATTTTCGAGTTCATTCAATTTGGTTCGCTTGGCTCCTGGCATTCTCCATTTGTCAGCACCGATGATTTTCTTCCATTGCTCAACACCTTCCAATTGCCAAGGCATTGCGTAGAGAAAAAGACCCCAAGTTTTATTGATGGCTTTTTCTTGAGTGTCGGTCGGAGGAACTCGATCATACATCCATTCCTTGTAATAGAAAACGGTCGTAGCTACGTCCGATGCGGATTTGGTTAAAGGTACGTCAATCCGCTTCGTGAGAGATTTCTGGTACACATTATTTATCGACCATTTAATCGGGCGACTCGCCCAATGGTCGCTCGTGTAGAGATCAAAAGGACCCTCAAGCATGTACTGAAGCATGTAATTGTAAGGCTCCGGCTTTGACCAATTACGCACTCTTCTGAGATCGGACACGACAGATTGTGGACTGCCATGGACCCATTCCTGATAAGCCCTCGTGACAGCCAGAAGAGTCAATACCCCGAGTAACCTACCGCCGACACGAGCTGCTGCTCGCCATGCTTTGTAATTTTTCTCGTACTCTTTTCGGATCTTCTCGCGTCTACCTTCGTCATCCGATGACGGTGGTTCGTCATCTCCTCCTGCGGGTGGTGGAGGTGGTTCGTCGCCACCACCAGATCCTCCACCGCCAATTCCGCCTCCTCTTTGACCAAGACCGATGACACCTAGTTTTACACCTTCAATCACGTCTTTCGTGTCATACAAAGTGGATCTGTAGAATGAAGCCAGATTGTTGAGCATGTTCCGAGCGTCGTTGAAGTAGTAAGCAAGAGCCACATCGACGATGGGAATTTTCTGAATAGGAGCTTGATCCTCTTTGCGACCATGGGTGAGCGATAGTCTGGAGATGCGGTAAGCCCATGCCTTGGCCGCGGCTACTCTCTCCTTGTCGCTCATCTTCGCAAGCTCCGCTTTCGACACCGGACCATCGCCGGCCATGTACTGAGAGTAAGCGGCGACAGCGTTGATGGTCTTGACGAGAACATCAACAGCCATCATTCCAGCCATGGCGGGACGGACGGCATAGTTGCTGTAAAGCACATCTATGCTTCCGAAGATGCCGTATTTTTGTTTCTTCCTCGGGGTCAGTTTCATCACGTTACTGATGAGAGCGTTGTCCAAGCTCTCCATCCAATGACCAATGGTCGGATCAATTTCTACAGCCAACTCATAAGCCGCTTTCGTGAGCTTCGGATTGCGCATGAGTTTTTTGGCGGTGAAGCCCATGTGAAACAAGATCCCAGGTCCGGCGTTCATCACAACCTGAGACAGAGAAGAGAACTGAATCAACATGGTTGTCGCTTTGAAACCGAGGGCCTGAATGTCGAAGTTATTTTTCACATGACGAAGGAGATCCTTAACCATTCTCGTCGAGTCGGAGAAGTAATTGGCGTTCTCAGCCTGCATTCTTGTCGCAAGCTCGATGATGGTGCTCACGAGAATGTTGTACTTCGGACGACCGACAGCTCGGATAATTGCCGCTTTGATTTCTTTGTCTCTCAGAATCTTCAATGTGTCGATTGCGACTTCACGATAGCAAAGGTCGTGAATGACCTCTTCGTGTCCACGCACAAACCGCACGAAAGAGAGATCGAGAGGAGACCTAGAACCTTCACGCTGAATGAGGCGACCTTGTTCCGTCATCTCACCAGAGAAGCGTTTAGACAATTGACCGATGCCGCCTTTTTGAAAGAAGGCTGCTTTGGCGTCTTCGATCTCTCTGAGTGTCGAGTCAACGGCTTCTTTTTGAAAGTCGGTCACATATTTGGTCGGAACGTACCCGCCGCTATAGGCGACTCCTCTGTGGAAGTTAGGAATACCTTCGACGAAAACTACATCCTCACCCCTGGTGCGACGTTGAAGAGCCGCAGTCTCCGGTCGATAGTCTTTGTACATATCGACCAATTTCTGCATGAGACGTACATCTTTGATCTCAAGCTCGCGGTCGAGAACCTTTTGAATCACCTGCAAAGAGACGCCACCTAAGTTGGTGGTTCTCTTAGGATTCAAATAAGGGTCACCACCGTAAGCCCATAAGACCATGAGCTGTGCCTTAGTCAGTTGTCCGTCGTTCAACTCTTTAACGCCTTTGAATTCCGGTATCTCAATGATTTTGGAATCGAGGACTTTGAAATCGGCTTTTCCGTACTCCGCGATTAATGCTTCAAAATGCTCTTTGAAGATTCTGGTCAATTCGAGTTCTCGAAGGTATCCACCCTTACCTTCCCATTGGCCGGATCCTCTGATGCGATCCCCGATGAGCTTCGCAAAAAAGCCATCCGTATCTTCTATGTCTAGCTGACGCAAGACGTGATCTAAGTTACCGATCAAAGCGTCGAATGTTTGAAGACCGCGGATTCCCTTGCTGTACCAATCCGATACGGTATGGACACCACGTTCTTGAACAGGGTCGAAGTTGCGATCCTTGTTACCGGGATGATCTTTCAATTTCTCAGTCGCAGCTTCGCGGATGACTTCTATGGCGTCCACTTCCTTTTGGAGTCGCCATTTGTTTGACAGTCGATTCTTATAACCCGCCAGTTGATAGATAGCTCTGATCTTATCCGCCACGGTCAGGAATTGCTCGACGGTCATTTCAGTAAAATGCTGACGGAAATCGAGGAACTCAGCAGGCATTTCAAAGTCACCTTGACCGGAGCGCAAGAGCTTCTGAACAGTCTCGATGTAAGCATCTCTGAGAGCGAGGTTGTTCTTGGTGGACGGATCGGTATTGAAAGCGAAAAGGCTCAATAGGAAATTGACCGAATCAACGTAAGTTTTTCCGGCCTTCCTCAAGCGACGTTGACCAGCAGGAGATTGAACTCGCATCGAGAAGCGCAAAGTGCGGTTGATTTGACCAATGCTACCCGCAGTCTGCTTTTGCATTTGAATAGCACGGGCTTGCTTCTCAAGCTCGGAGTAGGCTTTATCGGGCATACTTTTGAGCATGTTAGTGATGGCATTTTTTCGAGATACGTTCTCTGCCACCTTCCATTTTTGAACATTCAAATCTTTGATCGGTGTCTGAAGTACCGCTTCCCTAGCGTCGTATTTGATTTGTTTAACTTGAGGAGGAGGGAAGGAAATCCGCTTGATGCCCTTCTTCAGCTCGGTCCATTTATAGTCGCGGAGGTAATTCATCATGCGAGCTGCGAGGTACGTCTTGCGATCATAAGAACGCAGCTTCGCATGCCAATTGAGAGGTACCGAGTCCCTGATGCGAGACTGACGTTGCGCCTCTCCTGCTTTGACCCTGGCCGTGACCAATTGATCTCTGTCGGCACCAAAGGATAAAAACTTGAGAAGCTCGTCACCATCAGTGACACCACCAATGAGTTCCGCGGCGTCTTCGAGTCTGTTACCTTCTCCTTTCTTACCGAAGACCTGGCGCTTCTTCATTATCGGATTGTCCAGATAATGAAGCTGGTCATCGCGCAAGGACGCGGGGTCGATGAGATATATCGACCTTTTCCTTCCGTTCTCACCTTCCATTTGATGAGCTGCGAATCTGTCGATAACCGCAAGGGCATTGGAGTTCTCGAGTCTTGAGTTCTCCTCCGCCGCCGCCGCTTCCTCGGCTATTATATCGACTTCGTCGATGACCTTCTCCATCTCGTTTTGGAGAGTGTAGTCGATGTCCTCTTTGATGGACTTCTTAGCTTCCATCACAGCCGCTTCAAATCTGATTCTTTCTGTCTTCGGTATGATGTCCAAGAAGACCTGCGGATAAACGGTCGTGGACATATACTCTTCTTCAGCCGAGTTCGCTTTACCCTCAACGTCGAACTCCCAAGGACCAATCAGAAGATCGCCGTGGTTAGGGTCGAGATTCTTGAGCGTGGACTCAAGCTCTTGGAGCCTGGTGAAGTTCTCTTTTGCTTTCTTCTCACCGTAACCAAAGGTACCAACATAAGAGACAAGCCTCCCCTTGGCGTCGAGCGTGTACTCTCCGGCTTGGCGCAGGTACTCAAATTTGTCGGGATTGTCGAGCACCTTCTCGAGCATGGACAGGTACATCTCTGCGTCGTCCCATCTCTTCTTTCCGAGAGCGACAGCCGCTTGTTGCGCCAGGTATTGAAGGCGGTTGTAAGGGGTGAGCTTCTTGTGCTCCTTGGCGTAGTTCGCAAGCAAGGAGTCGAGCTTCTTCTTGTACTCCTCGACGGTGGTCTTCTCACCCTTCTCGTTCAGGTAATCAACCTGCGCTCGGATATTCTCCTCATGCTCCTTAAGCCAGCCGTAGGAGTGCCTCAAAGTCGAGAGTGTCTTTCTGACCTTGTCCTCGACGTTAACTCGACCAGCATTCTTTTGCGTCGGCATTTCAGCCATACGATGAGTAAGGTCTCCGACGTGCTCGACGAGGAAGCTCAACAATCCAGAGTGATGCTTCTGAATGGCACTCATCGCCGTCTCAGGCTTGCCTCTTTGTGAGTGAGCAAAATCATCGAACGCCTTTGAGACTTCTTCGGGAAGCTCCAATTTAGGAACCTCTTTTATCTCACCGTCTCGATCCCACTTCTCCACAACCACAGGAGCCGGATGAGTGATGAGACCTTTCTTGACGGTACCGATCTCTTCCTTGATGCGCTTCTCAACGTAACCCGGTTGGAGGTCGCGCTCCTTTTTCAGCTCCTTACTTTTCGCAAGCCCGCTTTCTATTACAGGCTCAATCTCGGCGATCCTATCTTCAAGCCATTGTTTGCGATCTTTGTCGATACCAATGGCTCCACGCTCTTTGTCGATCTCGGTCATGGACTGAAGTTCGGTCTTCCATTCATCCATGACTTTTCGATTGTGAGCGACGGTCTTATCCACGTCCTCAATTGCGCGATTGAGACGACTCGTCTCTGACTCGAGATTGGGAGACTCCGGACGCTCCTCGGGTATTTGTGTGACGTTGTCCGGACCAGTCTGACCCTCCATCGGCGTCTCAATACCAAGCTCTTTAAAGACCTTGATCCGTTGTACCTCTGCGTCTTGAATACCAGTCAGAAATTTCCGCGCTTGATCGACCGTAGGTCCATCGGGTCTGACCTGCAAAAGATCGCCCAACTCAGGATTAGTCATTGCGTATCGGACGAACCTGGCTATGGGTATTTCAACTGGTTGATTCATGTCTCGACCAGTAGCACCCGAAGGATCGAGAAGATCCGCAAACATCTGCTGATTCTTAGCAGACTTCGCTAAGGCTTCGACTTTATCCCGAGGAACGAAGAATTTAGTCAGACCGACTTTCTCGGCAATGTAAGCAATGGCGTCATCTACTCTCTCGGGAGCAAACCCTTCCATGACCATACTCTTGACGTGTTTGATGGTCAGCTCGAGCGCATCCTGTGCGTGAAGCACGTCGATGGATTTACGGATGTTCTGCTCACCTCTGGTACCTTGACCGAGGAGTTTTAAGCCACCACCGCCACCAGGAGGTGGAGGAGGTTTCGGACCAGAGGAAGCCGGAATCTCACGGGTAGGCGGAGGAAGCGCACGAAGGTTGTCGGGAGTTACGTCTCTCTCCATCGGAGGTTCAGGAGGAGGTTTCATATTGCGAAGTGCTTGCTCGCTTCTTCGTGCGTACTCGGCCTTCATGCCCGGATACATGAGAGCGTTGACACCAGTGGCTACAACACCAGTGGTGACAGCGCCCACAGCTCCGGCCTCCGCAACTCGACCCGCGTACTCTTTCGCCTTCTCCCCGGCCGCAATGAGTCCATTGGTGAAGCTGACCTCGGTCCCATCCCAAGTCTGGGCGATCTCGTTTGTCACAATGCGTCCGACTTCGATCAAAGCCGACGCTCCTCCACCGACCGCCATGGCTTCGCCGATATTGTTCATTGCGCGAAACGTGGCGGCGTATGCCGGGTTTAGGATCAACTCCTTGGCCATGGTAGGGGTCACGAATTTGGACAGCCAGGGGGCCGTTTTGGTGAGTTTACCGCCCACTATACCGCTCAGTATGGCCGATCCGAATCCGAGACCGTTTGACAGCTTGCGTTTAGTGTCTTCGTCCAGGTCCACCGGGTTGCCGTCTTTGTCGGTGAATTGACTCAGCTCGTTATAAGTGAGCCCACGCATCTTGTCGTAGGTGTCAGTGGCGAATGCAGAAGCCACGCCCGTCGAGAAACCAAGTCCCGCCCCGGCCGCGGCCCCCGGCAAACCTCCGGTCGATCCAAGGAGTGCTCCTGACCCGGTAAAGCCTGCGATTAGCGGAGCATTCCTGCGCACAGTGCGAACAGTCTCCGCGACTCCTTCACCTACCGAGTCCAAAAAATCCGGCGGTTGATTTCGAGCTTTCTGCATGAGCTGATGACGCAGATCGAGTAGCTCAATCTCCTCGTCCCCGGTGAGTTGACCAGGATTATCCAGGCGCTTGAGGTTGAGCTTGATGAGACGAGTCTCGTCGTTGTCACGGTTGAAAATGATGTCGCCAGCAAAAGTCCACGCCTTCTCAATACCGTTCAGAAGAGGAAGATCCTGCTGAGTCAGTGCGGTGTGCTCGGTTGATTGAGTACGATACTCGGCCACGATAGGTTCGGGGCTGACTTGTGGCTTGAGTCGCCTCTCCGCTTCTTGATCCAACTCCGGATCGGCCATCTCTTTGTAGGAAGACGGATTAACATTGAACACCCCGGCGTTGAGGATGTTCTTTGCCGCTTCCTCCGGATTCGATTGGTCAGAAAAATTTACGAACGGGTTGAACTCATCGCTCATCGGTTACGCCGCCTTTTTTCAACAAATTCATACAACTCTTTTTGAGACGGACGACCTGTCTTGAGACCTTTCTCTTTACGCCACTCAAGTATGTACTGCATCTTGGTGGCATCATTCATTTGTCCGAACCAGGCGGGAACGAGATCAGTCGGATCTTTTTCCTTTTTCGTCTCCGTTTTCCTTTTGATCCGAAGATTCATCTTCGGAATCGTAGTGTCCTCATCAATCAATTTTTGTTTGACGAACTTCATCGCCTCAAGACGAATTTCGTTCGGCTTCATGGCGTGGTCAGATGAATCCAAATGTTCCTGAAACTCAGACGCCCACTTGTTGAATTTGGTAGCGTTGTCTCCCTGAAACTTACCGTACATATTGGTACTAATCAGATCATTGGCGATAACCAAACGGTTCAACTCTTTCAAACCTTGAGTGTATTGCTTGGCTATTTGATTGCCGTCCGGAGAGTGGGCTTTTCTCCATCGACCTTCCCATGCTCTCTTATCGACGGGAGCGAGCCTTGAGGTGTACATGCTGAGAGTTTCCCAGTCCATCGTCTCAAGTGTGTGGTTCGGATCTTGACCGGCTGAAATGATATTCAAGGAAGCAACAGCTTCCGGATCGCTGATTGTTTTCTTCTCGAGCTGAGATTGCAAACCTTTGTACTCTTGAGGAGACGTTACCGTAGATACTATTTTGACAAAATCCGGATCGGCTTCCGCTTCGGTCCAGCTCTTATAATCTCGCTCTTTCATCATTTTGAAAGCGGCCTTATAATTTTTCGTAGACCGGCGAGATTTCATGGCCTCCATTTGACTGTCGAAAGTGTTGGCGAAACTGACAGCCTTTTGTCTCACTTCCTCATCATCGGTACGCTTGAGTGCCGCCTCTAAACCAATACTTCTCGATAAAGCAGCAAGACCGAGGGCTTCCCTTTTAACAGCTTCAGCTCGAGCTTTACCCTTCATGTCTTTACGTTTACTAGCCGTCAGAAGCTCGCCGAATTGCTCTTCGATCATCTTCGCCTTGGCTGGTGCATCGGGAGCGTCTGAGTAGAGCACCGACTCCCACGCTTTGAAGACTCCGTCAGCCATGGAGGAACGCAGCTTTTGCTCGGCTACGGGTGTAAGCACCACTTTCTTAACCGTGCCGTCTGGTGCTTTATAGGCAAAACTACCAGACTCATTTTCGCTAGCGGTGCCGTACTTCACCGCATGAGCAATCACAAGCTCATTGATGTCGTTGAGTTTGTCGCGAATCATTTGCGTTGAGGTAGCGTCCTCAGGATCGAGAAAACTCGCGGCGAAGTTCATCCCGTCTTGGGCGAGCTTAACACCTTTTTCTTGAACCTCATCATCGAACTTCTGCTTGCGGTTCCCCCATGCGGTGAGGGTCTGAATGTAGAGTTCTTGAGACCGCTTGTTGAGCCTGCGGTTGACGAGAGCTTGCGTCTCCGGAGACCAATTCTCATTCGCGCTCAACTCCTTGAGGCGGTCATTCATCTTGGTCTTTACGTCGGCGAAGTCTTTATCCGGGTCACCGAGCTTGTTCTGGAAGCCCGGCTTACCATTGGTCGGATCACCCTCCATGACCTCCTTGTGGTACATCTGGAGGTCATTGTCGGCTTGTGTGGCGATGCTGTCGGCTTCCTGGTGGGCCAAGGTATTCTGGTAGTCGATCAACTCCTTACCGACACCTTCGAGAGCGCGAGAGGCAGAGGCGAGACTGTTGTCACCGTGAAGCGCCGGAGCTTTGATCTCGGCGTTAGACACCGTTGACTGCGGCTCGATTCTGTTCAGTTCAGGGAGTTGAATGGGCATTTATCTATCCTCTACAGGATGGGATTTGGTCGGCTGATAGTACGGTTGTGGATCATATCCGAACCACCAGTAAGGATGTCCGTTCTTCGTCACCTTCTTAGGGTCAGCAGGCTTTTGTTCATCCGGACCAAACTGAGGAGTCTCAGGAGTCCCGGACTTGCTGGAGTTGCCGGTACCTTGAGAGGCTCTTGCTTTCATCGCCTCAATACCCGTCTGTGCGGCAGCGAAAGTACCCTGACGGATGGCTGCGCCCGCGTCGATGTCGGCTTGAAGGCCGGTCATGTATCCTGAGAGTCGTTGGTTAATAGCTTGAATCTTGTGCTGGAAGGCTTGCTGTCTCCCGCGGCGCTGGAGTTCGAGGACGTTGAGCATCCCCATGGTTCTTGTGTCCGCATCGACAGCTCCGGCAGTACCGTAGCCAATTTGCACATCAGCTCCAGAAAACGCTGCATGTTGCTTTCCAAGGACATCGGAAACTTGAGTATCGTACCTGGCCGCTTCTCCTTGTGCATCTCCCATAGCCTCCCATGCGTTCAGTTCAGAGAACTCAGCGTTGATCTCGTTGATCCTCTGCTGAACTTTGGCCTGCTTCTGGATCATCTCCGCTTGCTGTGCGGCACTGATGACTTGAGCACCAGCTAAAGCTACATACGCCCACATTAGCGATCACTCCTGTAAAGAACTTCAACGTCCGGAATTACGGATAGGATCTCAAAATGCAAAGGGTCCACTTGTCTGAAGCAGATGCGCCCCTGGCTTTTCCAATCTCCCGGCAAGATGATCTCCCTACGCTTTGTGTACTTCGGCTGCACTCGGTTCCCGATGACCGGCAGAGAGGACTCGTAGTCAACGTCCCATTGGGACAGCGACACCATTCCAGACAAGCCATTACCAGAAGGCAGACGGTTCCCGACGTAGAGTCCTTGAGTGTCGAGGGTCTTGACCAGGACCTTGTTGACGGTCATCGACTCGACCATGGTCGGCTTTTGCTCGACGGTGTCGATGTCCAGAGTCTCAATGTCGGCGACGATGGGACGACCGATCAAGATGATGGCCCCGTACATGCCGTCAGGTAAGGTTACGGTTCCAGAGTCTACAGTGATCTCGCTGTAGCTCTCCTGGTCGTTGTAGGGAGAAGCCACAACAGCACCGTCAACAATCACCGAGATAGTCTCACCTTCGAGATGATCGAAATAAGTATCGACGCTACTGTGGGTAGCGTAAAGACGAGCGCCGGTTGCGTACTCCGAGTAAGGGAACTCAGTACCATCAGCCATCTCGACAACGATATTGTTCGAGTCGGTGCGAGAGACATAGTTGAGATCAATCGCTGTCCCTCGGTCATCGAAGAACCTTATAGGTTTGTCACTCCAGAGAGCAACCCAGAGAAGAGAGAAAACACCCGACGTTCCACAATTCAAGATCAGCTCGCCATCCCAAGTGTCAGCGAGAACGGGAGAGAAGGTGAAGGTGTCAGAACCAGCAAGTGAGTCATTGAACAGGTTCTCATACACTACCATGCCGTCCATGAAGCCGCAGACATCCTTCATGCCGATCTCAGGGTCATCGACAAGCGACTCGTTGGTGATATACCTCGGTACGGTATATTCAACCTGGCGCTCAACCGTACCGTCGTCATGTGTCTTTGCCACCACGAAGTAGGTGCGATCAGGAGTCACTGTCGGCGCACAACTCCTGATCGGGAGCGTTCCGTCAACGCGGGTCCATGCCCGCATTTGTTGGTCGAACTCGAAGGTGAACGCGGCTCCCTCACCGTCATCGAACACCGTCCACAGAAGGGGAACAGACCCTTCTTGGAATCCCCATGTGGTGATGTCTCGACCAAGGAACAGATGATTGGAGTAAATGGAAACCTCGGGGGCCATGAGGTTTCCAGTATTGCCGGTGTCGCCCCATGTGAGGTTACGAACGGTTCCGGTTGCAGCATCGACGAAAAGAGTGCCGCCGGGTACAGCAAGAGGAGGAGCATATAGATCCGAGATCCATTTACCCTTCTTTGCCATAGCGATATTGGCAACACCGAGCTGCCCTTGGTTGATGAAAATTCCATTCGTGGTGAAAGCCACGAGTCCATCTGAGTCGAGAAGGTGAAGGATTTCAGCATAACCACTGGTTCCGCACTTGAACTTCAAAGACGAGTCGTCGTTGAGCGGGTAGTCCCTCCAGAAGTTGTTTTGAAAACCCGGACGACTCGCATAGAGAGCCTCACGGTCGGTGACAGCATCAGCGAGAATAAGACGCTGTTGATAAACAAGTCCGGTATTAGACAAGAAGGTAAGCGGATTGGCTTGTCTCAAGGTCACGGTCGAGGGAGGGTTATGCGTGTAGTCCGCATCTCCGCCCCAGTCGGTGAACTGACCAACCATGTAGCCACCAGACGAGTAGATATGCGAGCTGCTACCAATGTAGCCCCAAGCTCCATAGCCGGTTGTTGAGCTGGCCGGACGCCGGTAAATTTTGATCTCGGTGATACCTTCCGTTCCCGCGACATCGGCTTGCACAGCTATGCGGTTCCACTCACCTGTGGCGATAGGTAGAAGAAGAGGAGAGCCAGAGTAAAGAATGGCTTCAGCTGAAATCTCCGACTCCTCACCATCCTTCACATAGGTCGCAAGGTACTGTACTTGGTATCCGCTCGTAGCCGGGGCACCGCTGGTGGCCGCGGCATAACAAGAGATCGGAGCATTGGGGATGTCGAAGAAGCTCGAACCGAAGGTCATCGCATCATAGTCGAGCTTCGACATCGCAGCGCCGTCTACGAACACATAGACGTAAGTGCCGCTTGTGTGGAATTGCATGATGTCGAGCTGCGCCTCAGTGTAGGAATGCGAAGCCTCACCGAGATAACCAAGGGGGTACTCAAGTGTCGTGTCCCAGAACCGGACGTAATACGGACCCCACTCAAGTAGCACCGTAGAACCAGGAGGGGAGTAGAGGCGCACGGCTTCGTCGCGGTTCTTGGTTGTGAAGAAGTGCTTACGACCGGGGCGAGAGATGATGCTGCCGGTTTTCGAGACCACCACGTTGCGGGCCTTGGCGAGTCCGGTGTTGTACTTTTCGAGGGTTGTTCTCTCGTGGAGTGCCGGATCAAGCTCACCTGCGGAGAAGCTCGATTTTACCGCCAATCCCATCAGGTAGTCCTCTCCTCAACGAACTCGGACATCACGTCGTCGTCCTCAAAGCTCAAGCTCTCGAGCTTGTCCTGCTCACATGCTTCGGCTTTGAAAATCTTGTACTTCTCCTCAAGAGACTCTCTCAAGCCCTTGGCCCCTTTGCCGGCAATCAGTGGGGAGGCGAGGGATGCCAGGCGATGGGCGAGAGCGAGACCCGCGGCTGCGTTCAAAGCCGAGAGCGGAACCTCGGTGGAGATGTACTCACCAATGGCCGACTCGATGTTGCAAAAGATGACCTTCTGTCCGTCGTGAATTCCGATCTTCTTTGAGATGTGAGTCGAGCGGGTGTCAGTGACCAAGGAGGACTGAATGCGCCGGAACTTGAGGCAACGAGTGGGGTACTTGTAGGCGTATCCCCAGAGGTCATTAGGGTCTTCCTCGACCAACTCAAGAGCCGCTTGAGTCGCTGTCGAGTCCATGTCCAGGTCGGACAGCGTGGCCCGTAGAGCCACGTCCCAGAACTGAAGCAGGACTTTACACTCGTTCGATGCGTCTGTGTCGGCGTCGGCGACCTGGCGAGAAAGGAGGAGCGCCCCTAGAGCAAGGTTAAAGATTTTGGTTTTTGAGTACACTCTTCCCGCCTATCCCAGCGGGTAATTACTCCGCCGAACGTCGAATGCGATCTTTCTTTTCACGCATGGCCTTTTGATGGAGAGCTTCGATCTCAGGGTCCACGCATTTCATCCAAAACCCGAGCTGTTCAAAGCTCTTCACGGTGAAGCGAGTACCTTCGGCAATCCGTAAAGGGGCCATGAATCCCGGCTGAAGGGCAACCACTTCGATGTCCTTCAGTTCCTTCTTTGCCGCCGGTTTCTCAACCGGCGGAGTTGGCATTTCATTTCTCGACATTCAATTCACCCTGTTAGGTCACGTCAGCATCGACGACCTTGGTGAACGACTTGTACTTCGGAATCTCGTCGGAGGGAACCAAATACACGTCGAGGGAGACCGTCGTGGTACCGCCCGTGGAAGTGTTTTGGAAACCGAGGTACTGCTTCGTCATCGTTCCTTGCGGGAACTGAATCTCGAAGGCGTAACCAACCGTCAGGGTGGCGGCAACAATCGAGCGAGAAGCCAGGACATCCGGGCTGCTCAAGTTCGTGTTGGCCGACTGGATGGCGTCCATGGTGTGCGTGGAACCAGCGCCGGCAGCAGTCGTCACAATCCCGAGGATCGACAACCGGCGACCGATGCTGATGTCTTGAGCGGCGGATTGCTTCTTGTAGGCGTTGGTGGAAGCCGTCGCCGCGCCCGTGAAGGCTTGCGCCGAAGACAGTTGATTTTCGATGTCAAAACGCATGTAGCGCCTCCTAAAAAAAGGTCGAACACAAAACCAAGAGGGCGGTTGCCCGCCCTCGCCAGCCTCTTAGAAGCCGTCGTAACCGGGGTTCGTGCTGGTAACGCGGCTCTCAGTGTTGAGAAGAGCGTCGGAGCGACGAACCGGGAAGCCCAAGAACATGAGGACCTTCGACCCTTGGTAGTTGTCGTAGGTCAGACCCGCGCCAGCTCCGACCTTGGTCAGAGCTTGCTTGTGCAGGAAGGCTTCGATGGTGCGGTTGACGTACCAGAAGCCAGGACCATTTTGCGGGTTGTGGATCTTGTAGTGAGCCGAGATCATCAGGTCGATGAGATCAGCAGCACTCGCGCCAGACACCAAGTTGTCCACGTCGATGTTGCAGATGCGGGCGGCTTGGCGGTAATCCTTCACGACCAGACCATGGTCGATCTCGAATTGCTCTTCATAACCCCAGAAGTTGCCGGCGTTGCCGCTGGAATCAAGGGCGTTGATTTGCACTTGCTTGCCGCCGGTCGAGCGGTCGGTGCGCTTGAGACCAGCGGTCGTACCTTTCGGATAAATACCGAAGATCGAACGCTCACCCCAATGGACCCGCAGGATCGACGTGTTGACCGACCCGGTACCGCCGCCGTCGATCACTTGCTTGGAAGTCTCTTCCGAAGTGTTCGTCGTGCAATAGATGTCCATGAAACCCGCAACCTTCAGGTTGGAGGTGTACGGAGATCCGTAGACAGTCAGGGAGGCGTGTTCTTGCGCGTGGGCTTGCAAGTGACCCATCGCTTGGTTCCAGCGGTTGTACGGGATGCGGTCGAGACCGCCACGGCTGGCCACGGCATGGTCGATTTGGCTCTTCGACTCGAAGTGTGCGGCCGTGAAGGTGCGCTCTTCAGTGGTCGTCTTGCTGGCCGGAATTGCTTGGTTCGCTTTCCGGTAGTAGACCGCGGGCAGCGCCGAGCGGATCTCTTCTTTGTGGATGGTTCCCTCGTTCATTTCCATGTAGGGAATGTCCATCAGCATGGGGTTCTCCTGAACGAGAACCTCGGCCACCTTGCCGATTTGTTTGTCTTTGCTTTTCGCAACATCGGCCAGAGTGACTAGTGTGCTACCGAGTACGCTCATTTAGGTTCCCCCATCGTGTAGAATGCGTAAGGACTGTCTTCGTCATCTTTCGACTTCGCGGGAGCTGGCGGATCACCTTGCTGCAACCTCTCGGTTTTGTACAAGTGCTCGGCCAGCTTTGCCAAGTCACGCATAACGTAAGGAGGCAGCATCGAGCCACGTTCTGTCAACGCTTTTTTGGTCTGGGGCATGAACTCACCAAGTACCTTTTCCGCTCTCGAAACGTGGTAATCAAATTTCTCCCCGCCAAACGTCGAGTCTTCTTTCAACTCCTTATGCCAAGCTGCTCGCGTCCGCTGTCTTTCAAGCTCCGCTTCTTGTTCCATCTTCTTGGCGAAGTCTTGCGCTTCCTTCATCTCTTGCTTGCGAAGTTCGGCGTAGGCTTTGGCCAGGTCCGCAACCGGCTTGTCCTTGTTCTCGGTGAAGAACTTCTTCGCCTTCTCGACATCACCCTTCGGAAGTCCCTCAAGGGCTTTGTCGAGGTCATCCGCGGGCGGTGCCTCCGGCGGCTTCTCGTCGGGTTTCGGCGGCTCCTTCACTTCCGGCGGCTTGTCTCCATATCCGGTAGCGGGTTGCTCGATTTTCTCGGGCGTCGGAGGGGTATCTTTCGGAGGGTTATCTCCGGGCGGCTTTTCGGTTCCTTCTTTTTTGGACGGGGTCTCTTCGGCAAGCGCCTCGTACCCGAAGGGGTCGGTGGTATCCCCTTCTGCCGGAGTCTCCGGAGGTTTCTCTGCTGCCGGCTGTTGTTCCGGGGGCTTAGGTATGGGGGGTTTAGGGAATCCTCCTCCGCCGTCACCCTCAGACGCCTTGTCGAGAAGCCTGTTCAGCATAAAGTTTTTCATGTTTCTCCTTCATTACCTTCGCCAGAATATCGGCGGCTTGCACCGGATCTGCTTCAGCAACCATAGCGAAAATAGCGTTGGAGGCCCGCAAAAATCCGAGTTGTTCAAAGAGGATTTGACCCTCAACTCCGATCTCTGGCAACTCCGTAATGTTCAAGTGTTTGAAAAGGTATTTGAAAAGTCCGCGGCCACTATTCGTGGCCAGGACCGCCCGGATGTTCAGCAAAAGATCACTGTGCTCCGTAGCGGCCTCAAGCTCGTCTTGGGTCATGTCTTCATCCACTCATGCAGGAGTTTATTCGACTTGGAAGTATTGCACGACCTACATGCTGCAACCAAATTGATCTCCATGTCAGGACCTCCGCGAGACAGCGGAATGACATGGTCCAGACAAGTCGCTTCATTCGTGCAATAAACGCATTTGAATTCGAACTTTTTCAAAATTTCTTTCGGACAATAAGGTTCCGAATGCACCTGCAATTTCCTAGCGATGTATGTCATTTTATTGCGGCGCTTGGTTTCAGGATTTTGCTTATAACCCTTTTTGCGACGACCCTCCCTATAGGAAAGCCGTCTCTTTTCTAACAATTTCTCACGATTGGCTTCTGCGTATTTTTTCTTGATCTCTTTGGACTTCTCTTTGTTGCGAGAAGTCCATTCACGAGATTTCAAATTCCATCTGTCTCGATTTTCTGCTCGCCATTCGGCGTGATATTTGTCTCGACAAGACTTGCAACGGTAGTCTCCGAATTTGATTCGCTTTTCACCGCACCTGTCGCAAGTCATTGAAATCATTCAGGATTTCAATTCACGTCCGTCCACGCACCATTCCCGACACCGATGGGTGCCCAGAGGTTTGCACCAACGGCTTCAAGCGTGATGCTCGAACCGATGTCGGTGCAACGAATGGCGTCTCCCGCGGACGGAGTGATGGCAGCGCCGGTACCACCGGCAACCGAGTTCAGAGCCGGACCAATCTGGTCCGTTCCATCGTTCGGATTGATGTCGAAGTCATCGGCCGTTCCACAGACGAAAGTGTATCTGCACCCGAGAGCAGTCGAAGCCTCAGGCAGCGTCAACACGTCCGCGCTGTTCGAGACGAACGTACTACCGCACTGAGCGATGGTTGCCGTCGTGGTCGTCGATGCGACTTGCGCTTGCAGGAAGCCACTCACCGTATCCCCGCCGTCACCCGTGATCCCGCCGGTCAGCGTGATGTCACCATCAGACGCGGCCATGGTCAGCTTGGCAACTTGAGACCCGCTGGTGTCGTTGGAAAGAGTGAAGGTGTTGCCGGAGGCGACAGAGGCCAATTGCCAGTCATCGCCGTTGTCGTCGGACTCATCCGCTTTGATGGTCACGGTGGCGTCGGTGGCTTCCGCAGCACTCACACTCAAGGCACCAGTCGAGACGGTGGGAGAGCTGACCATCGTCAACTTGTCCCCGACCTTGGTACAGGTCAGACCGGTTGAGCAGTTGATTTTGTTGAATACGCCAAGAGATGTCCCGGCGCTAAGACCTTGAACACCGGCATACACAGCCGTCGAGAACAGGATCAAGATAAGTGAACTGAAAAGCCTCATTGCGGTTGTCCCCCGTTTTGGTTGTTCATTTGCAAGCCTACGTCTTTTGCCGCACCAGCCACCGCCGGCAGAGTCTCTTCGAGCATCCGCTGCTGTTGTTGCTGGCGCTGCTGCGCCTCGCGTATTGCGTCCACTTTATCCTGCGGTCTGTTCAAGCCCGCAGGCAAGAACAATCTGTCTTCGTAAAGGTCGCAGAGTTTGTCGAGGTTTACCTTGTCCCAAACCGCCGGATTGATTTGGCCGACGTTGCCGACCATGGCCATATATCGGTCGATCACCGGCAGGTCAGCAGCTTTTTGCGCCTGAGCGAAAACCGATATGAATACCGGACGAAGGTACTGCCCGGCCAGCTCCCGCGGCATGGGCCAATTCTCCATCACCGGGTCGTCGAACATCACATAGTCGGCGACGAACTCAACGACCGGAATGTTGTACGTCCAGTTGAGAGACTGGAGCATGGGACCAATCACAAGCTGCTGCTCGCGCACGATGTTCTCGGTCTCGGTGGCGGTGCGGGTCTTCGGGTTCATGCTCAGATAAAGCAGGAAGTCCGCATAGTAGAGCTTGTCCACCATTTGCCGAAGGTCAGTTACGTCCTGGACCAAAGCCGCGATTGCCGGGTTGACCTCAAACACCGGCCGAAGTCCGTTCTTAGAGATAGTGTGCGGGTCAAGCGGGATGTAGGAGTTAGCGGCAGTCGTGATGTACGACTTCTTCAAATTGGCAGGACCTTGGAGCGGAGGCTTGAGCATCTGCTCGAGCGCCATGTCCTTGCTGATGGCCTTCTTGTTCAGGCTCTTGATGATCCCGAGGGCCATGAGCGTAGGGCCGGTCTCGCCGTACTCGAAGTTGTTGCCGGAGTCGGATTTGCCCACGATAAAGGGCTTCCTCCGTGAAGCCGACACATTCAAAAACTTATTACCCTTCTCCCGCTCGTCCAGTCCCTCGGTCAGCTCGAGAGCTGCGTACTCGGTACCAGAGGAGCCTGTCGCCCCAAGCTCGTAGGTGATCGACACCCATTTGCGGTTGAGAAGTGCTTGCGGCCCGGACGGGTTAAAGTCCGGGTTCTCGGTGCAAACATGGACGACCGTGATCGGCATGGTGTAAATGCCGTCCTCGTAGAGCTTGCGCGTTTGTCGGGAGATGTTCGACCAATCCCACCCACCACTTGCCGTGCGCTTACCATAGGTCTCAACCACGGCCTTCACCGTCATCGAGAACTCCCTGACCATGGTTACGGCTTCGTTGTATCCATTGTTCAGGACGTAATAGGATCCGGGGACGAGCGTGTGGAAATAGAGCCTGCGGTCTACCTCCTCGATGTAGTGCGCCCCGGTGTTGAACACCCCGAAGTCATAGTAGAACTGGCCAGCAGCGTTATAGAAGTTGGACTCGGAGAGGATCGAGAACGTGCGCTGAGTGAAGCGGTCCAGCCACTCATGGCAGTTTGCCCTCATATTCAACTCAGGATCGGCTGTAGCGAACCGATACCAAGGACGGCTTGCCGAGGTATTCCCCTCAAGGAAGCCCGCAACGTAGGACCGTAGAGCGAGCAGGTGAGTGCCATCTACGATGTGCATGTTGGTGCGCTCACCCTCAGTTTGCGAGTTCATCCATTTGATGCGGTGAGGCGTTGCCCAACGTCCGCACTCGATCCAAGACGAGCGACAGCGATCAAACCGTTGCTTGGCGATCTGGCGGAGGTACTCGCATTTTTGCTGTGGGATTGGTGAGTCCATCATAGGCCGAGGAAGTCTCCTTGGTCAGACCCGCCCATGTATTGGTTGGCCCAATTTTTAGGCACTTTGGTTGTGTTCATCAGGTTGGCGTCGATGGCTTTGCCGGTGTCTTGCGCAGCTTTGGCGGCTTGAGAGGCGTTGATGTCGGCCTGCATGTCTTGCTCACGCTTCATGGCCAACTCCCATTTGATCTTCTTCTCAGCCGCCGCGGTCTTGTCGTTGGCCTCATTCATGGCCCGACGTTGGAGGTTGCGCCCGGTCAACTCGCCGATACCCTCGTCAACGGGTTGAGTCCATCGCTTCATGTGAGTCATCACATCAACCGTCTGACCAAACACGTCGTCATTTGAACCTTGGCTACTCATCGACCCCTCATGCAGTACACATCTTCAGTGCGCACGAACCCGAGCTTCTCAAGAGTGCGCCCTTTAACATTCGTGCGTTTCGTCGTCATGGTAAAGACCAAATCCGCATTCTCAACGCCAAAGGTGACGAAATGCTTCATCAACCTATACGCTGCCATACCGCTTGACTTCTGACAATACAGCAAGTCCTGAAAGAGCGTGATTTTATCCGGGTCCCAGAGGTTGCGGTACGCACGAGCGAGGAGCGCACCAACTGGCTTCCCGTCTCTACGCGCCACCCAAAAAAAGTGACGCTGCATGTACGTCTCCATCTCACAAGCGGCCACGACTGGACGATAGTCGTATATCCCCTTGAACCGCTCGGTCAGGTCAAGGCTTGCGGTGGCGATGAAGTGACGAAGCTCAGGTGTCAGCTCGGTTACTCTCTCAATCGTACAGTCTCTCAAAGGTAGCCTCAATGTCGTCGTATGGTGAATTATGTTCCGGCATTTTGTAGGGCATCTGTCCTGTGAGCAAGTGATGTACACCATCACCGCCCATGTTCTCAGGTAGCCGCTCGAGTACTTGCATGGCTCCACATAGCACACAGCCATCGGCGATGTCAGGCGATGCACCGACTCGTGCTTTGATCTCAGTCTTCGGCTCGGCAATCTTCTTCTGTGTCACCTTATGCCGCCCGCCTTTGGTCCAGCAGAGTTGCTTCTCGACCATCTCCAACCAAGCGGGGTCTCTGACGGCCAAGGCACCGCCTTGCTGAAGCCAAGTCTCGGTCTCGTAGTACATCTGCGCCCTGATGTTGGCGTACTGCGAGTCCTTGCTCTCCGGCGCGTCGTTTGGTTTACCTGCGAAGGAGATAAGGAACCAATTGGTTTTGCCTGCGTTTTGGGCCATGGAGTAGATGGCGGTACCTTCCCCTTGGTCAATGAAGACAGCGTCGGCACCAAGATGCTGCTCCCAGTAGCAGAGCTTCTGGAAAGTCAGCGTGTGGTTCTCACCCATTGCTCTGTCGAGCTTGTACTTCTCAATCAACTCCCTGTATGGTCCTTGCTGGTACCACACTGTTGTCTCATCGCCGCCCGTCCAAGCCGGGTCACAACCAATGACACAAGGGAGGCTTGATACCTGACCCTTGTCGAATTTGCGCCCGCGCTCAAGGGCCGCTTTGACGGACTCTAATTTTATAATCGAGTCCTTCGATGTCTTCCGCGGAAGCCCTCTGACCCGCACCCGGAAGTCATCGCTGTCCTCATCCCCTCCGGCCTCGATCAACCAGTCTTGTATCTGCTTTGGGTCGATGTGCTTGAGGGTGCGGGTGTCGATGCGTCTCGAGCGCCATAGCGGTGAGACCATGTTCTGCTCGAACTTACTCTCGGGGTCATCAGAGTTACCAAAGGCCAGGAATACTTTTATTGTCTCCGTCTCCGTAAAGGCACCGGCTGCGTATTGCCATATCACCGCCGGAATCCCCGGTGCCTCTTCAAAGACATAAGCCACGGCATTGCCCTTGTTGTGGAGTCCTGATATGGAAGCCGGCGCTTCCTCGCTCCATGTGACAGTATCAACCCGCCAAGTGTCGGCCAGCTTCTCATTCTTAGCCTTGATGCTCTTCCCGAACTTCTCAAAGAACACGTCATGGAACCGAGCACTCTCAAACCATCTATGCCACTCAGGCCACACCACGGTATTAAGCTGCGGGTCTGTGTTGGCTGTTACCCTGGCCTTTAGCCTCTGCGTGTACATGAGCATGAGGATTATCATAGCCCCGAGCGCAGTCTTGGCCGCTCCGTTACCAGAGGACACAATGAGCCGGTATGTCTCGTACCTGGTCTTGGGATTCGAGAGGTGTTTGCTCAAGGCTTCCAGCTCCTCAACTTGCCAGTCGTAGAGATCAAACCTCTCAAGCTCCGTCCCCTCCTCACCAAAGGGCCAGATGATGTAGGCGAGTTTTACGAAGTCGTACCTGTTCTCGTCTATGAGCTTTTTGAACAGCTCAATATCCTCAGGCCTATAGTTACTCATGTGCCCTCAGTCTCAGTGGTGTCCTCTGTGGGTGTAGCGTCAGGTGGCGGTGTCTCAGCAAACCAACACTTGTAGCCTCTGACCTGATAGGTCTCCCCTCTACAAGTCTTGCTTATCTGACTCTGCTGCAACCCCTCCGCTCTGGCTGCTGCCATCTGACTCGGGTACTCGACTCTCTCCCCAGTCGGCCTCTGTATGACGACTGCTCTCTGCCAAGGCATTCCCTTGCGACTCATCGTGTCCTCCTTGCGTCACATCGCGGGCCATCAGGGCCTTCCTCTCATCAGCCTTGCGTCTGCTTCCGAGTAGAATATCCGCCATGTTGCTTGTGATGTCGTGCTCGACTTTCTTAGTCTCTTTGAAGATGTTCTTCTCTCGTCCTAAAAGCTCAATGGACTTTAGCTTGTCCCAGAGTTCGACCTCGATCAACTGACCAATCACCGTGCGCATACCATTGGCATCCTCGCCGTAAATATTCTTAGCTTTGAATTTGCGTATGGCTCTGCGTACTCTAGGGTCTAGCTGGCTTAAGTGAGTCTTGAAGGTACCATCTGGATTCTCGAAGTCACCAAGGTCAACCTCGACAATCTCCTTCACTCTCTCGATGACCTCGTCTGCTTCATAACCATACTTCATAAGCTGCTTTGCAGTCAGCTCTTTGATGGCTTCATATACATCAACTTTGTTTAGTAGGTTTGCGCCCTGAGAGTAAGTGAGGTCTGCTTTTTTCGCAGCCTCCGAGGTCAGACGACAACCAACATAGGCCAGGACAAAGCGCACAACCCTCGGGTCCTGGAAGTGCTTCGGGGTCAAGATGCGCTCTAATATAAGGACCTTCTCGTCATCATTGAGAGCACGAGGAGACGGAGGTGGAGGAAATCTACTCATGCAGAGAAGCGTAAAAGGAGGGGATGACTAAAGTCTAGGTTTTTGTGTACACCATATATGGGTTTGTGCGGGCACCATATGCCTTGTCACCATAGACCTTGTCCGTTCACACTTTATGTGGGTGCCAGGACTCTGGTCTCGTTTAGCATTACCATGAGGGTCTCGTGTGGATTCCGACCAAGGAGACCAGGGCAGGGCACCGGTCTTGGTCGGAATGAATCCTGCGTGTTGCCCCCTTCAACTCGTACTGTAACGAGGCTATAGGGGCGGTTGCTTATCGCTTTGTTACCCCGTGAAGCAAGCGACCGTGATTATTAACGGGGTCCTAATTTACTACATTGTATTTCGTAAACTAATTTTGTGGAAATTTACTACATTGTATTTCGTAAACTAATTTTGTGTAAATTTACTACATTGTATTTCGTAAACTAATTTTGTGTAAATTTCCACAAGTTTGGGGGACGACCTTTTCATATTTCCCACACACTCGATTTTTGCTCCCCCACCCCCTCGAACAAAAAAAAAGCCCGTGGAGAAATCCACGGGCCTTAAGCGCACCTATCGTCGGTCCTACCGGTCAACGGCCGATGCACCTATCAATGTACTGTCTCACCTTAAATACGCAATCGCTGTCTGTGTCGCATTGAAGGCCTTCAGTTGACTGCACCGCGCACCGAACCACTGCATCGGTGCGTTGACTCCACGCTATCGAGATCAGGTAACCGCCGTAATTACCGGCGCTCACTAGACCGGCGAATATGAAACCCGCCACCACATCACGCGCGGTAATCATATATCACCACCATACTGTTCAGCCATGCGAGTCTTCACCTCGCGTGCCACGTCAATCCACGCATCGGCGTCAATCAATCCATCACGCATCGACTCGCGAGTAAAGGTCTCATTTGACGTAATCTCACGCGCGTATCGACCAATGGCTTCAATCACAAACGCTTGCGCGAGCGCACCACGGCGACTAAACTCCATCAGTTGAGTCACGAATTCCACATTCGTCAATCGTTTATTCTTAGACATTCCACATCTCCATTTATTCGAGTTAGACAATTGTAACTACCCCACCGGAACTGTCCGGTGGTGTGGTGATAGGGTGCCGCGCACCCTATCACCATAGTAAACA